TTGGAATTACAAAGATTTCTTTTAAAAATGGATATTGTTTTTGAACCGCCTTAAACATATCTAATTGTGTCTTCTCATCATAAGGTCTTTTAAATGCATCTTCCTTTTTCTTATTCTTTGCTTTTACTAATAAAACAACCACAGGATATCCATTTTCTTTGTGTATAGTTTCTAATACTTTAGCATGTCCAAGTGTAAATGGTTGGAATCTACCAACAAACATATTTACTAATTCTCCTCCTTGTTCAGGATGATCTACTTTAAGTGCTTCATTTAAATTAACACTTGTCTTTACTTTATTATGTAATATGAAATTATTAAAGTCGTATATGGAATTTTCATCGGTATTCTCTACAAATACTTTCTTATCTATAGTTTCTACTATTTGATTTAAATGCTCTAACATTTCTGCATTTATGATATCGCTTTCCTTGCTTCTCTTTTTTCTAAAAGAACCTAAAGTTATTTTAAATAATTCTGCAAGTATTTCGTTTTCAACATAAGAAAGAGTGGTCTCGTTCTTAATGTATTTAGTATTTAGTTTAAAGGAATCTGAATCTGCAAAATCAGCTGATTCAAAGTTAACACCAATAAACTTAGCAGAGTGTTCTTTAACATACGTATTAAACATCACTGACATTAATTCAATATATCTCCAGTCTGCTGTTTCTTCATTTAGTTGAATGTCTTTCATTTCAAATGTAGAAATAAATTCAATAAGACCAGCAATAGTAATTTGATACATGTGGCTTGATCTCTTATTTTCACTAACAGTTCTTGTAAAATCTTCTAATTTAAAAGATCTAGATTTTTTCTCATCAATAAAAGAAACTATTAATCCGTCAATTTCTACTTCAAAGTCTTCATTTAACGTAGGAGAAACTGCATTTGGATTAAATGTCTTAATCATCTTTTGAGTGAAAGGTAATCTTGCATCTGTATTTGGATCATAATCAAATGCTTCAGAAAACTCCTTATCTGACATAGATAAAACACTTATTAATTCTTCTTTTTGCATTTGAGATAGCATACCATCAAACACAATGCTAGGTCCTTGAACCTCTAATATCTTTGCCCATTTATTTAATATAATTGGATCGCTAATTGTTTTTCTAATCTTACCTGACTCATTCATAGTTTGAATGTGCGTAAGTATTAAATTGTTTTTAGGTAGTTTAGTATATTTATATTCTGACACGTTTAATTCAGGTAAATATTCAAAACCAAATTTCCAATCATGTGGCATTTGTTCCTTTATACTAGGATCTAAACTTTGGATGTGCTTGACACCTGTTTCATATAAACCTACTATTGTTCTGTCTATCATGTTCATTCTAGAATCTCCAGATTTGTAATATTCAAATTTAGTCTGGTTTCTTCTAACGTGAAATGAAGCTCCTTGTATTTTTTCAGTTACTAGAACCCTGCTATTCAACATATCTTGAAATGCATTGATATTAGTTTCCTGAAATACTTGTCTTAGTTTTTTAAGTGCCATATTATATTATTTATCTTCCGTACTTTATGATTCCCATCAGCTGATTGATAGCAGCAAAAGTACCTGTTAGTTTCATAGTCTTTCCTTTATATACAAAAACTATTCCTTCAGTTGGTATGATAGATTCTACTCCTCCAATTCTATCTAATCTCTCTAGTTCTTTCATTACCTTTTCGATCTGAGTAACGCTTCCATCTTTTTTGATCTTTTCAGATTCTGATCTAATTTGATTATGTAGTCTTTGCATCTCTTTGTCTGGATTTGCAGCTACAAAATTAGAAGCATTCATAAGAATTATAGACCCTAGTTCTAAAAATAAATCTTCAAACGGTCTAATGTTTTCTTTATATTTCTTTTTAACATCTTCTTTGTCAAATTTCTTAACAGAAGCAGCTTCATCTTTTCCTATCTCCTTTGCAAGTGATCTCATATTTAAAGACTTTTTATCTCCATAAGCCCATCTTAATAATAAACCTTCCTTATAGTCTTGTTGTAAATCTGGGAAATTTGCATCTATTGTTTCTCTCCACCACATTTCATGATATCTAGAAACTTCGTCACCGTCTGTTAAGTTATAACGATCTCTTAATTTTTCAATCTGCTTTATAAATTTAGCTTGATTTTTATCAAAATTAATATCTTTACCTAGTTTTAAAATCTGAGGAGGAATTATTGTAAATGTCTTTTGAACATCGGCATCTACTTCCTTTAAAGCTTTGACTAATTCTCCTGCTATTTTTCTAGATCCTGTAATATTACCATTCCCATCAGTTTCTTGAATATCGTGAAATTGAAGAACATCTCTTTCGTAATAGATTACATTTGGGTTTTTAGAATAGATTAATTCTATATTTATAAAATCTTTACCGTCATTAAATATGGACTGATCTTTAATTTTTGGAAGAGCTTCATTTAGATCTTTAGCTGCAAACACGTATGTTTCTCGCACTAAAGGTACCTCATGCTTTTCAAACATTTCTATAATACCGTCTAAATCAACGGGACTAATTAATTGACCTTTATTTCTAGAAAACATCGTAACTCCGTTTTTTACGGTTGCTAATAGATTTTGACCGTCTGTTTTTTCAGTGGCTACCTCTTCAAAGTTTAATTCTCCTTGAAGACCGGACGTTACGATCTTTTTAAAATCTGCGAATGTTAAATCTTTTTCATCGAAAGGATGAGACATGTGACCAGCTGCACCGCCTTCTAAGATTAATTCTTCTTTAAGTGTATTGTATTTTTCAACGATATATTCGTCAAATGATAAAACTTTACTCTTATTTTCACTCATATAATGTGCAACATATTCCTCTCTGGTCATGCCTTGTGCATCTGCGTGATGTTGAATAAAATCTACAAAGTTGTTATTTAGTTCCATGTATATAGCTAATATAATTAAAAAACTTGACCCGGAAAAATCCAGGTCAGTTTATTTTTATTTTTTATTATAAATATCTATCGATAAATTCTTCTTTGCTACCAACAAATGATCTAGTCTTTGGGCCGAAAAGAACAATCTCAGCACCTTCTGATTTAAGCCAATCTGCAACTTTTTGAGCTTTTTTCTTATCAGCTGATAACCATACTGTGTCAAATTCAGGACCATGAGACCTTTGCATTACAATACCTCCTTTTTCATTTGTAAATTTAAACTTATCTCCAAGAGCAACACTTACTTTAATATTTTTATCAAAATTCTTTTTATGATTCTTAAAAGAATATGCTAAAGCACCTGAGTAACTTTTAGTGTCAGTTGTAAATTCATCTAAAGATGTAGTAGTACCTTCATAAATATTTGATTCAAATGCTGGAACTAATCCAGTTTCTCCGTAGATATCTGCCATCATCCATTTTTTAGAACCTTCATCCCATAAATAAACGAATTCTGCACCACCTTCGTAATTTGCATCTTTAATATATTTGTTAATATTCTTAACATTACCTTTCATCAGATTAACATCTCCGCCATAGAAATTAATTTTCTTAACGTCTTTATCTAAACCTGAATTATCTCCATTTTTAAGAACAAAATCTACATTTTTACCACTTTTAAAGGTTGATTTAATAATAGGCAACATGTTTTCAGGATATGAATCATAGTGAGTATATACTGAAGTAATATTTCCTTTCTTGTCTATTTTACCAAATTGACCTCTAGTTCCTTCATTAATTACATAATTGATTACTTCGTTAAATTTAGATTCTTTTAAAGAAATTTCTTCTTCAGTTAATTGAAACTTAACTGATTCTTCTACTGCGTTAAATCCTGCTAATAATTTTTCAGCAAGTTTAGATTCACCAATAGATTCTAAATATAGAGCAGTGCCTTCAGCAACTCCAATACCTGACCATCCGGCAGCATTTGAAATTCTAGAATAATACTCATCTAATATCTGTGATATTTTCTTTGCTCCTACTATAATAGCTTGTTTACCAAGAGTTAAAGGATTAACAGTAACACTTCCTAATCTTCCTTTGATAATTTTTTCAGTAGCTGTTCTTTCTCTATGGAAATTAGCATCAGTTAATGCTTCAGCGTAAATATATTTAATAGCTCCTAAGTGAGAAATTTTATCAGCTGTTAAGCTTCCTAGTTCTGCAAATATTTTATTGTATTGAGTTAATACTTTCTTTGCATCTCTTTTATATTTAATATCTAAGGCCTCATTCATTAATGATTCTCCTAATCCCCAGTAATTTGCGTGATCGTATTCAACTGGGAATATACCTAAATCACCTTCATCACCTTCTTCACTTTTAACAATTTTAGCAAGATAGTAATCTCCCTTTGCAGTATCTTCATATCCGTATGAATCTGCATCTGATCCCATTTCTTTTTTAAATTGCTTTGATATCTTTCTCCAATTATCGATAGCGATTATTTCAACTTCGCTTCCAATTGAATTTTCAGTAGTATCTCCTACTTTAAATTTAGCTTTTTCAGTAACTAAAGATTCTGAAAATTCTTCAATATGTTCCATATCGATTTCATCTTCTCCCTTTAATTCTTTTTGTACTTCTTTAGACTTTACTAATTTTGAAAGATCTTTCATAGTGATTTCTCCATCAATGAAGTCAGCTAGTATATAGTATTGATTAGAAGAATATCCTTCACTGTCTCTAAAATCACCAATTTCTTCAATTGCTGCTTTAGTAACGGTCTTAGCTTCAGTAACTAAAGATTCGCTTAATGAATTTCTTAGACCACAGTGTACGCATTCTACCGTTCCGTCCTTGTCAATTTGCTTATATAAATGTCCTTTTTTATTAGTACACTTTGGTTCGTCTGATTCAGTAACTTCTTCTGATGCAGTAACATCTTCTACCTCTACTTCTATTTCAGCTATTTCTTCTTCTGAAACATCTCCAAATATTTTTGAGATAATTGATTCTTTCTGATCTTCTTCTAAACCTTCGAAAGAAGTTAATCCTAATTCATCTAGAATAGCAGCTATTTTACCAACTGATTCTTGTCTTTTTAAATTGTTTTCTTCTCTAAGTTTACTAACAGATTCCTGTTTTCTAATCTCTGTAAACGATTTAAATGAAGAAATTTTATTAACTTGTGCCATTTTTTAATGTTTATTTAATTTAGTTTCGTTATTCTATATATCTCCGTCAAATTTGACTTTCTTAATACTATACTCAAATTTCTCTTGTTTATAAATTTTCTGCCTCGCCTTACTATGTTTATATAAATAGTTATCCCATTCGTCAGTTCTAATGTCATCCACAAAATCGACAATTAATACAGCTTCTTTAGACTCATGCTGCCTTAGACCTCTACCAATTGACTGCCTGATGATCACCTCGGACTTAAATGACTCTGTAAAGAATATATTGTGTATTTTCTTAATGGAAATTCCAGTAGAAAATGTACCATAACTCGCTACAATAACTACTTCATCTCCTGCTTCCATTTTCTTTTTATATTCTTCTCTAATATCTTTATCTGTTCCTCCATCTACATAAAAAACTCTTTTATCTGAGTTTTGGCGGAGCTGTTCGTATATTTTTTTACCATGTTCTATTCTATGAAACAGAACTAGAGAGTTCCTAGGGACCTTGCCAACAACATTACATATAAAATTAAGTCTACCAAAAGAATTAATAATATAATTTTGTTCCAGTTGAAAAACATCCTTCCTATCATACTTATTAAATGCTAATTCTTCAAATGCTTTTTTGGCGGAATCAGGTGCGTAATTCATTTCAATTACTTTTACTTTACATTTAGCGATGTGACCCTGACTCTGTAAAAATGCAGCCTTAACTTCGCTAATTACAGGACCCGTTTGACTCATTAGTGTTAACTTGTCTAAAGATCCATCTTTAGGAATTGTACCCGATAAACCATATTTATATTGTGCACTTGTACATTTTTGTAATATAGTCTTAATAGAATTAGATTTCGCTTTATGAGTTTCATCTACAATAACAGCATCGAACTGTTGAAAATATTCTTTAGGCTTTTTAACTAAGGACTGATATGTACCTATCACTACATTCCTGTCTGACTTTATTTTCTGGCCGGCATATATCTGTTGTATCTTTAGTTTTATTCTATTCTTATTATTGTATTCGTGGAAATCTTCATGGGCCTGAACAACTAGAGAAACATTAGGAACTATAAATAATATCTTTTCGGCCTTTTCTTTTTCTAACATATACGCCACTGTTAAAAAACTAATAAGTGTTTTCCCAGCGGAAGTTGCTAATTCAGCTAAACATCTCCTAAACTTTAGGATATTAAATGCTGTTTCTATTTGATAATCCCTTGGAACAAATTTACTACCCTCAAAAAATTCTAAAGCCCATGCTTCAAATGATTCTGCACCTATGTTTCTATCAAATAGTCTTTGAATTCCATTAAGTTTAAGATCAAACTTATATTCCTTGCAAATGAGCATAACGTATCTCCAAAGACCGGCGGGAATCCACTTATCGTCTTTGATGTATGAAACATATCCGTCCCATATTCCTTTCTTGACTAAAGGATTAAATCTCCAACTATCAATTCTTTTAGTTAAAGATATTTTAATCTGCTCTAGTTCAAGTTCCTCTGCTTCATCAATTCGTAAGAATTGATTATCATCTGTTAGAGTTAAAATCAATTTTCATTTAACTTTTTTTACAGTCTCGAAATATCAAGGCGATTCTTTATTGCAAAGCCCATATTGTCGAGAGTTTTTACTGAGCCTTCAATAAAGGCCTTTTGGCTTTCAAGTAAATCCAAAATCTGTTTATCATCTGAAAGATCTGCGTCGATAAAACGTTCTCTTTGTTTATCCGTTATCTTATAATCAAACTTATAATATTCAATCCATTTCTGTTTATATAACTTGTCTACTGTTCCCTTCTGTGTTCTAATTTTACCAGCGATAGTTGCTAAATTTTCAACTAATATTTGCCTATAACTTAATGTATATGCACTAACATCTTCTAGGTTAATACCTTCTTTTAAGTTTGCAGTAAGTTCTTTAATCTTTAAAGTCCATTCTGATCTTTGGTTTGCTAAATATTCGTCTAATTGTACAATCTTAGATTTGTTAGTTGATTGTTCTGTCATGTGGTGTTTTTTAGAATAATGAGTTATTATTAGTATTCTTCTTAATATAAACTTGACTCTTAAATTTCTTTTTGTATTTAGGAGTTATTTTAATTTCTTTTTCAGCGTGTGATAAATCGGCTGCTGCAAACCCAATAATCATTTTTAGATTTTTGTGTCTTTTTCCATCTTCTTCGAATTGATCTAATTCGTCATTTACCATTTGTACGTAATCGTCTATCATAAGTAATAAGCATCTAGTCGTGAATTACTAAAATACTTATCCATTGTGGATAAACATTTATTTTTTGTTTTCCAAGCAGCGATAACTAGATCGTTTAGATCTTTAATCTTGCTAGGATATTTATCCATCTTTGATTCAGACATAAATTTGTCCCATGTAAATACTTCTTTACCTCTTTTTAATTTTTGCATCATCTTTGATTTTCCTGCTTCGTCATTATCAAACATATATCGTATTGTTGGAATTTCATCTAACTCTTCGGTTGATCTGGTTACAGACGCCAATGCTATAGAGTTAGGCATAAATAAGGCATCTAAAGGTCCTTCGAATACCGTACAGGGCATTTGGAAGTTTGCAGTCATGATACCAAACAAAGTTGATAACTTCTTAGAGGATATAAGCTGTTCATCCTGGAGAGGTATTTCTTTATTCATTTCCTGATATATCTTTTCTATATCGTATGTTAGATATCTTGTGTTTTTACTTTTCCTTAAAGATCTACTTTGAAATCCTATAACCTTACCTTCAGGTGCTAAGTTTAAAACTAAGATTCTTTTATCTCTGGGAGAATACAAGAAGTGATTAAGCTTCTTATGTAAAAACCTGTTCTTTAAATAGAAAAAAGCAGGATCTCCTGGTTCTATCTCTACTAGTTTAAAAACTTCTTTAAGTTCCTTTCTCGTAGGTGATAAATCATATAAGGTTTTAAATACACCATGTTGTAGAGTGTCTACTTCATTAACAGATACTTTGTGTTCTTTAATGTATTCTATAATTGTAATAGAATCTTGAGTATCTTTGAATTTTAGGTGATGATCTTTTAAAAAACCATATAGATCTGAGTGTTGTCCACAATTAAAGCAGTGGAATTGTAACGTTGCCCAATATAGATTACCTCTTTTCTTATGAGTTTCACCATGCGAGTCACCACAATAAGGGCATGCCAGGTTTAAACGACCTGGCATTTCCTTAATCATGTGTTTGTTAGGGTCAGTATGTTCTTTTACACAAACTTGTTTAACTAAACTTCTGACCTTCTGCTTTAAATCTTCTGTGATTTTTTTAGATTCCGATTTCATCTAAGAAAGAATCTAGATCATCGCTATCTGCTGATGCAGTTGAAGATTTTGTTTCTGCTGCCGTTGGAGTCGCTGTCATTGTGTCAGGGAATTCAAAGTTAGCATCATTTCCTGTTACCGGAGCTGCTTCTTTTACTGCTGCTTTTTTAGCAGCTGGCTTCGGTGTAGAAATTACAGAATCCATTGAAGAACCAGGGTTAAGATATTGTCTTAAAATACCATTGACAAAGTCAAGAGTTTCAGCATCCCATTTCTTATATCCATAAGGATCTAAAGATGGCGCTGTATCTAATTCACCTTTAATAGATGTCATAGCTTCTTGGTTTCTTTCAGCTGGTTTTCCATCAATTGCAATAGCTGATCTAGTTGCAGAGAATTTAGACTTATCATAGTTATTATATTCACCTTGGCGAGTAATAATAAGTTCAAAGTTCTTTCCTTCGAATAAATCATAAATCTGAGTTGGTTCACCAAATGCAGGTTTAGTTTCTTCTTCGATCTTCTCTTTAATTTTGTAACCGAATTTAAATACTTTATAAGTACCTTCTAATTCAGGGTTCTGAGGATCTTTCACTACTTTGATAAGTGAGTAATACTGTTCTCTACGCTTAAGCTTGTCGCTCATCTTACGGTCTACTGCTGAATCACTCTTACGAAGTTTGAAGAATGCATCTGCAATTGGACACTTATCTCCTACCGTTGAAGGTGAATCAATAAGTCTTCCATCGCCGTTAGCGTCAGTTAGCCAGTGTACATACTTTTTAACTAATGAATTTCTTGGGTTTGTTGGGTTTGGAACAAAACGAATAAGTGCTTTGTAAGTTCCGTCTTTACCATCATCTGCGGATGGTTTGTAGATCTCATTTGTAGAGCTTGAGCTCTTTGTTTCATGAGTTTCAACGTCTGATACGCTGAGGTTAAAAATGTCAAAATCTGCCATGTCTTTAATTGCTTTAATTTACGTTAATGTCTTTAATCTTTAAAAAACTTTCAATAGTTATACATGCAATTCCTAAAAGGTTTCACAATAATAACTATTCTATATATCCGTATTGCAGGGGGCAGGGGGAAGAATTATAACTCTGAATAGGTTGATCCAGATTCGTCAATCCACTTTGAAGAAGAGTTTGGAAGACGAGCTAAACCAGCCTTTCTTAACATATCTATCATTTCATTTTCTGTTATTCTATGTTGAGTTACCATATCACTTAAAATCTCTTTAAGCTTTAATAGGTGTGCCGGTATTATTTCTCTATCTGTTTGCATATTTTATATATCTTTTTATTTTATGAAACTTTATGGGGAAAAGACAGTATAACTTAAGACTTTAAGCCTCAGTGGTAAATCTATTCCTCAGTGGCCGACATCTTTGCTCTAACGAAGTGAGTTAAAAAGTAAGCGTCAACTAAATCGTCAAAGGGTTTTGGTATTTTTTTAGAAGGTCCAATTTCTTTCACACAAAAATCTAAAAGAGGATGTTCTGCTAAAATTTGATCTCCTAATACATTACTTAAAAAGGCATCCCATAATTGAGACTTATTCATGTTTCCTTTTCCAGCGTGTTTCTTAATTGTAGTGGGAGCAATGGTTTGAATATCTAAGATTTCAAGTTGACTTAGCATTCTTTCTTTAAGTATCGCAGCTCCTGCAGCCATATCTATAATATTATTAGTTCCCATTTTAGAACCGAAAGAAGTTCCTTCAAAAGAAATAATATATTGCTTCTTTGTTTTTGTAATATCCGTTATTAAATTAATAATGTCATCTGCGGTTTTAGCGTATCTCTTTATCTTTGCTAATTCAACGCTTGAATAATCTTCACCATGTTTTCCCCAGTCAGGTTGATTAATAAGAGTAACTCCCTTTAAATGAGATATGTCTTCTTGCCAAGCTCTTTCTTTCTTGGTTCCTTGACCTTCTTTAATATAAGATATGAAATGATATTCGTTAGTTTCTTCTTGGTATATAAAAATACCTGGAGAATTTAATGAAAAGTCTACTGATACGTAATTCAAATTAGAATGATTTTCCGATAGCCGCACCTAATCCAGCGCCAACTAATCTTGAGGTTAATAAATCGTAAAAAATACCTTTCTGAATTCCTAGAACTTTAGCAACTGTTTTACCAATTGTTTTACCTAGAGCAAATCCTGTAAGGCCACCAAATATAGAACCTAAGAAACCTTCATTTGTTAATTCCTCATTAAATCTTTCAAAATCAAACGTTCCATCTTCATTTGCATACTGTCTAGTAAATTCTTCTAAAGCAGCATCTACTTTTTGCTCTAATTCATCAGTCCATTCTGACTGCAGAGATTCTTCTAAAAGGGTAATTTCCTCTTTAGTTATATTCTCTTCGCTTAAGTATTCAAAAAATGTTTTCATTATATTGGTCTATATTGTTATGGATTATATATCTCGTTTATTTACCGTCTATCTCTGAGATAATATTAAACTTATTATAATAGAAGTTAAGTGTAAATGTAGAAAAATCAGCAACATTACTTGACATGTTTAACTCTAATTCAGAAATAGAATTAAGAATAGGCTTTTCAAAAACTGCACTCATTAAATGTATACCTTCTGCATCCATTATTTGAAGTTTTAGATCGTTAATAAAAGGGTCTCTAACTTGTTTTGAATAATAATATAATAAAGTATCTTGCATTATCCAATAATTAATATACCCGTCTAATAGCTGTAACTCTATAGAGAATTGTCTTTCAACTGTATTTTGAATAGGAATAGACCCTCTATGGTATGTGATAGTTCCGTCGTTAGGCGATTGCTGTATTGGATCAAAATTAATTCCAGGTAAACTTAAACCCTGTATTGAATAATTGACAAAATCAATAGGTTCTTCTATTATGTTGCCTGGCATTTTACCCAAATAAGATCTATATTTGTCAGCTACTTCCTTCGGAATAAATGTCCTAGGAAATTTAAAGTTAAATAAGTTATTTCTACTATTTAATATCATTATACTATTTCTACTTTTCCATGATACAATAAGGACTCTGTTTCTCCATTCTTTATATTAATATAGAATTTGTCTTCGAACTTATTTGCATCTGTTTTATCAAATCTTACAGCTGTGCCTTTAGGTATTTTAAAGAATACTTCTCCTAATCCTAAATCTATATTAGGAAATGAAGGATCATGTACTATTCTCTGTTCTATAGATCCGCTTTTAATAATTAAAATTATATTTTCAGCGCTTACTAATGAAACCGTTTTTTTATCGTCACCATCGGGCTGAGCAATATTAAATTTCACGAAGTTATCAGATACTTTAGATAATTTAATGCTAGCTTTACCTTCTTCAAAAAACTTAATGTTATCTAATTCTTCAGATTCTGTTAAATCTGTTGTAACGTTTGTAGCAGATGCTAATATACCATAAGTATCTAACGCAACTGGAACATATTTAGTTTCTCCAACGCTCGGTCTAATTGAATTAACAAATTGATTTAATTCTCTATTTACTGTAGTGTTAGGTAGTTTATTATAGATAATAGTAGGATCTACGTTTCTTAGATTAATCTTTTCCATACGAGTACCGTATTTCTTAGGATTATATGATGTCATAGTAGCAACCTTAATAATCTGTGTATTATCGGTTTCATTATACATTCTCATAGTATGTCTAATATAAAATGAACTTGCAATATCAGAATTAAATATGATAGGTCTAAATGGTATCGGAGCTTCATAATTTGCGGTTTGAGTAAATGTCATAGAAGATGTGTCTAAGAAATCTAAACCTATTTGTTCACTAACTTCTATGTCATGGAATATTATGATATCATCACTTGATGTTTGTATTCTTCCATTTATATAGTTTTCAAAACCTTGCCTAGATCCGTCCTTGGTCCCATATATTTGAAAATAATCCATATCTTCTACTTCCTCGACGTTTGCTGCAATATCTACATATTCGTCTTCCATTGCGACTGTAACATCAATAGTGTCTTCTACATTGATGTATTCTACATCTCCTTCTTCAGTTAAAGTGTTTATTAATTTTAAACTTATTTCATAGTTAGTAGAATCTAATATTGCATCTTCGTTTTCTCCAAAGAATGCATCGTGAAAATCTTTATTCTTAGTTGAAACATCAAAATAAATTAAAGAAGGTACTTTAATTTGTATGTATTTAGAATATGAAGTATCTCCTAATACAAATGAATTAGGATTACTAATTTCAAAATTAGAATGATTTAAATACACAATAGATGTGAAATAATTATAGACTCCTGATTCTCTTTTTGCTTTTACCTGAAACATAAAACCTTCTTTACCTCTAGCTGCAAATGAAAATCCTGTCTTTAAGTGTAATCTTATAGTGTCATACCATACATCACTTACTATACTATCATCTACGTTTGCAAGAGAAGAGTCTGTTCCATTCCATGATGAACTATCTAAATATGCTAAATCATTTTTTAGTAAAGCCCATTTGCCATCATATTCTGAAGGAACTCCATAATATCTTCCAACTTCACCTGTTGCAGTTTTAATACTATTTCCAGTTTCTTGTTCTGGTTCTGCAAATAAAGGATTAGCTCTATTTCCTACGTTTATTTCTCCACCTCTAGCACTATCTCCAGCCATATTTTCATATGAATATTCAAATCTTCCATTAGTTCCTGGAGTATATATGTATGTGTTACCAATTAATTGGGTAGTTGAACCATCTATTGTGAATCCATCTATATTGTCTATCGTAGAATCAGATAGGTTAAATTTATAAGTTTTGCCGTTTTTAAGAACTAATTGCCTAGACGCAAAATCATTAATAAAAACATAACCATCTTGTATCTTTACACTGAAGTTAACAACATCTGCTCCTAATTCATGAATTAAGAATCTAGAGGCTGAATCGTTAGATGCCTCTGTGTTTAAAAATTTAAATTGACTTCCGTTGTCGTCGTTTTCTATCTTAGCATCATCTACATAATCAACATTTTGATCATGATACATGAACTCCATTAGAATGTCGTCATCTAGTCTTAAGAATTTGGATGATTGTGCCATTGTTTATTTATTATTTTAAAATCTAAGAAATTTAGGGGACCAGTATACTCCTATACCAATTGATGGACCAGTACTTATAACTTGATTGTTATTCAAGTTAAGTCCATATTGAAATCCAACACCAATAGACCACCCTGCTTTTTTCTCATATTTATTATTTAATCTATCGTTAACTAAGTTTATATTTTCTATATTAGTGAACGTTACTCCTTTATATGGAGTTGTAATTTTAAGTCTGTCAAATCCTTCTTCATTAATGATGGCAGCACTTAAACCTATTCCCTGTATAATATCAAATCTAGAAGAGAATAAATTATAATTAGTGCTATCCTTTAAAAGAGATATACTTCCTTGAAATCTTCTCCAGTTATATTTATCAAACTCCCACTTATCGTTTACGTCAACTGTTATCGTATCTATATTATTTATAGAATCCGTATCAACGGTTACAACTCCATTTGCGTTTATTATAGAATCTTTTACGTTTAAAGTTGTTGAAAGTAAACTATTAACATTCTCTAATTCGTTATTAATATTTAATTGATTAGCATATTTAGAAACTAGTTTCTTATTACTTTCAGTTAGGGTGTTTACATCATACTCAAAGGATCTTATACTAGAAACTAATTCTTTATTTTTATTCTTTTCAATTATAATAGTATCTTGCGTGGCTTTATAGTTATTAAGGTTTCTATCAGATACCTTCTGAACTTGTATAATTTCTCTTTTTAAGTTTTGGTTAGAGTTACATTGTTGTAAAAGACAAAACAACAAAATCGCAAGTCCTCCGAAAAGAATTACGTTTTTGTAAAGTTTATATGTGTTTATTATATTCATATCTTTATTTTAATCACATCTCAGCATTCCTCCTAGGGAAACCGATGCACCGGAACTTGGAGTTGTTATTATTACACTACCGATCGCTGCACAGAATGTTTGTGAAGGTCCATTTACCAGGATCGTATCAAACTGTATAACACCGTTACAATCTTCATAAGAGTAAAGTGATGAGGAATTAGTCCCGGCTGTCACCACATGTGACTCACATAGACTAGGGCATGTAGCTGTTGTTAAAGAACCAGTATACGTAATTTGCGTAGAATTACCCGCTGAATGCTGTATTACAAGATCGTTAGTGGTATATCCCATGCCTAATTGCGAACATGCTGTCACTGATTGGATATCAATTGTTCCTATTCCAGTATTAATGTTAGGTGGATTTACGGTTGCAGTATACCTAGTTCCATTTCCAGTGTTTTGGGAAGTACCTGAAATTACAATAGGAGTTTGAGTAGCATCGTTTGTTATATACTGTACCTGGTCGCTACCGTTTCCCGCTCCAAAGGAATAATCATCCAAATTAAAGGTAGACCCTCCTTGTATTTGAAGTGCTGAAGTAGGTGGATTATAGTTCTGTACGCACACTGATGGATCGTATCCCATTCCAGCCGGCTGTCTATTCCATGCTGAAGAACTGTAATCCGGACTTCCACCGCCATTATATATACCGTTGTCAGTGTCAGGATCTAAATAATCTTCGGTTCCATCTTGTATCTTATCACTCCACCATGCAGTTCTAAATTTAATAGTAGAACCAGGATTATTATCTAAATAAGAATATATGTCGTTTGAAACTGAAGGTGATACTAGGATTTTAAATTCAACCCTCTGATATCTTCTAAATTCAGTATCATTCTGTCCAGTATACCAATAATCCCAATCTTCTCCAGATAATACACCTGTCCCTGGGTTTTCCCATCCTCCGCTATACATCTTTTCTATGGTACCACCGGGACCGCTTATTGTCGGACCAACTTGTGTACCTATTGTTGCAGCCGTATTCCAGTGATTAGTACCCTCTGTATAGTTATATGGCATTGAATATTGTGGAAAGTCAGTTGTCGGGTCTATTGTTAAACTATCATAGAGGTCTTCTATTATACCTTTGTTCCATCTTGTAATTATAGGAACTTGAACCATCGCAACAGTTTGACCTATATCATTATAAATGTCTAAAAAGACCTCTGCTGGCCATGTCCATCTTCCCTGTTGATCATATAATTCTCCGCTTGTTAATGCGTTTGCTGTGGTAGAATTAGCCTGCTCATAAAGTGAAGGCCATACGGGCTCAAATTGACCAGGGCTTCCCGATATTGGACGTACTATTGCGCCGTCTGATGTATTAGTAGCCCAATCGCCATATCCTCCTCTACCTCCTGTTAGTGTTAAACTAAATCTGTTGTTCGGCGGAGGAGCAGAATTAGAAGGACTGTTTGATTGATTCATAGGACTATAGTGCCAACTCTCTTCTTCAGGATCTTCTACTTTAGGCAATCTATAAAAATAACGAGGAGTACCATACCAGCTATTTCCTCCTTTTTCCCATGAGCTTCCAGTTGCAACTATATGTGCAGATGGATCTGTTATATTTAAAGCCACCGGATCTATTCCCATACTGGACTGTCCGGGAGAAACTGTATAAAAGTTGTTTTGATAACTAAAAATCTGACCTTCGTAATATGAACTAGTTGAACTTGGATTAAATTCTCCTACGTAATTCCATGCAGATGTAGTAGATGTATTTCCATTCCATCTTTCTGACCAGTCAGTAAACCATGAATAAGATTCTGCTTCTCTTTCAGTATTGCAATTAGGTGGTGATTCTGGAGAAGGATTTGATGACCATGAGGTATCTTTACCTCTAGCTGTTAATCTTAAGTCAAATATATTAACTTGGCCGTATTCGAGTTGAACATCTGACGTACTTCCTGCTGACCATGTTCCTGTTGTAGTATTTTTAATTTCTCTACCTGCTGATTGAAGTGGCTGTCCAACGATAATCGAATTACCTTGATATCCATTAGCATCTACTAAATTTATTTCTCTCCATCTATCTGCTCCTGCTTCATCTGGTGAATTAGGAAATACTGCATCGTTATATGTTGTGCTATTGTTATCTAATAATTTAGAATACATGGCAGGGAATGTAAGAGGAGCAGGGCCTGTAACATTATAATATAAATCAGATGCTCCTAAATATATTAATTGAGGAGTTTTAACAACCGCATACTCAGTTGTTGCATAATTAGAATTAGTTGAAGTCTCACTTACCCATGCCTCTGTAGAATCAACAGTTATATCATATTCAATTGAATTCGCGTCTTGAGAGAAAGTAAATAGACCTCCTCCTATAAAATTAGGTCTTGATGCACCACTTAGTGATGTTATTTGGCCTACGTTTGTTGTAAAATTAAATGAAAAGGAATTTAAATTAGGAACAGTGTAGTTTATATTACTATTTTTCCAAGTTTGACCATTACATAAATACCATCCCTCATATTGCGTACCTGCAACTCCTCTTCCAACTACAATATCTATCGTACTTGGATCACTATTTAAATTTATTGTTTGATTCTGTGTAAAGTTACTAACATCAATATATGTGTCATAATGAAAAGATATTATTGTTCCTATGGGAACACTTGCACCTATTTCAGATGCTTCCTTAAAACCTATCGTTCCAGTATTGTCTAATGCCACCGCAATCTTATCTACATCTGGGTTAGTGTTAGTTGTTCCACCTACGTAAGAGTTATTAATTTTAAAAATACTACCTGTAAATATTGCATCGTTAGTAGAAAGAAATGATCCTGTAAATTTTACACCGTTAATAGCGTCCATTGACATCATCTCATTATCATTGACATCGTTGATTATGTACGTATCTGCATTCCATCTATATTCTCCTGCCGCTACACTAGATGCAAATTTAAATTCTAGAACAGACTGTTCGCCAATTGAACTTAAAGCAGGATAATTAGTCAATGCTATGTCTAAATACTTATCTGTTCCTTTTTCAGATATTAATCTAATGTTAGAATCATGATAATTTGAATTCTTATTAATTAATAAAACGCTATTTAGATACCCCGATATTAAATTTAAATCATTATACTCATCATCATTACTTGCATAACCTAATAATACGTTAGTTGGAGGGAAATTCACCTGTGTTGCTGGACCTGCCAGCTCATGTTCAGGTACTATAGTTTTAATATTAAGAGCTCCATTGTACCATATTGCTCCGTCTTTCCATTTTGAATTATTAGAAGCGTCAGCAGGTCCTTGAAAACCCTGAGGACCGTCAATACCCTGAGGACCATCGTCACCAGTTGCACCCTGAAATCCCGTTTCACCAATAGAACCAGTGGCTCCCATTGGTCCACCGCCATTAGCAACTAACTGATCAAAGTTATAATTAACTTTATCCAGTTTTTCCTGTTGTGTATCAGATTGTAGAATCTGCTTTAAATTAATAGGTATTGGCATTACTTAAATCTTTATTTATTTAGTATATATCTTTAATTTCTAGAACTAATTATTACTGGACCTTTTCCTCTAGCTCTTCAACATTATGGCATAAAATACCGTCTGCAATATAAACATCTTCATTTTCAACATCAATAGAATATGTGTTAACCGTTTTGTGAATAGTTTCATTAGAGTTAACTCTTGTCCATTTTTCATTAACATATATCATGTCGGTCGTATCAATATAAAGAGCCTGTTTAAAGAATATTTCTCCATCTGGTCTTTTTATTAATATAGGGTGTTCGTTTGTTATTTTAGTTAATCCGTTATTAATATCTTGATAGTTCTTATAAGTTCCTTTTATTATTCTGACTATTTTAGCAGATGACTTAGGAGCCCTGAATTCCATCGCATTAGTTTTAAAATTTCTCCATTCACCACTATCGCTTAATCCTTTTATATCAAACGAATCTAATACATCTCCTACTTTTAAGTTTTCAACTAATTTAGTAGTTCCATTTGCCATACTAATTACAGTACCTTCAACGTGACATGGATCAATGGAAATTCCTATAGTAGTATCGCTAGCGAGTTCATTCAATGTACCACTATAATCAAAATCTAAGTCCAATATTTCACTAGGCTCTTCTATTGGCGTCATGATACTTAGTGATACATAATTGTCACCTGGGTTGAAACTTACACTAGCCCAATTCATGCTGTTGCTAGGATCCTCTATAGTAAAATTAGAAGAACTAAGCTGGGATGGAGATATGCCACTAAGCGTAAAATAAACATTTCCATTACCTCCTCCACCGAAATAATTAAGTGTATTATTGGTATTTCCGTCATCCCAGTCAAATATAACACCGGATGGACTTCCTCCCGAGCATTCTGTCGGATTAGTGGCAGTTGCTTGACTATTTGAATCAATAGCTTTATAATGTTCACCTGTATATCCTGATGTACCAGAGTCTCCAGTCCAGTCGGCTATTTTTATCGAGATGTTTGTTCCTGGAATAAAGGTATCTGATTTTAATAATGTAAGTGGATATTTTCCAAGATTAGCGATTGAACTATAAAGAACTGTGTTAGAACTCTGGTCTTGTCTTACGTATATTTGGTTTGACAACCATGACGAAACTCTACCTTCATTCTCGGCATTTGAATTAGATGCACCTAAATTCGTTACGCGCCATGATCCAGGGTTTTCTCCTAATTCAAACATATCAGAAGAATAAAATATATCATTACCTGAAGTTGCATCACATGCCGTAGTAGCACCTATTCCAAGAGAAAGGTCTCCACTCGACCATTGTACAAATCTAGATTTTATAACATCTCCTTTAAATTCATTATCATTTGCTGACCAATATTTTCTCCATGCCATATATAATCCAGAATCTATTGTTAACATACCACCGAAGCCAAAATTAACCAGATACGTATCCGTATTTGGTACACTCCTATACCAACCATCAGTTAATTGATCTATGGTATTATTTCCATCATTACGTTTCCATATATGTGAAGTATTTTCATAATCTTTAAAATCACTAGAAGATCCCACGACATCTGGATGATTGTCTATTTTATTAGAAATAAATACTTTTTCCAAAGAAGTGCCGGCTGGCCATCCAGTAAACCCGGTTACATCTGCCTCTGTCATTGTTACAGGAGGGAGCAGTCCGTTATTAGAAATACCAATGCTAGAATACGTACCGTCAACTCCATTTACACTTTCAGAATACATCATCCAGCATTCTTTAGGCTCTGTTTCTAAAGCGTCATCTGAAGATATCCCAACACCATTAATATATTTTCTTGCATAGCCCCATCCATTCTGTCCACCAGATTCTCTAGCTAACCATCCGTCTGCTAATTCCTGTCCGTTTGAATAGCATCTTACATTACCATTTGCAAAATTATTATCGTTATTCCAATAAGCATCTAATTGAGCTCCATCACTTGGAGCACCGTCTGCCGTCCATTGTATTGTTTCTGGGTTTAATGTAGTTGCATATTGCATTGCAATATCTATGTTAGTGCTGTACGTGCCTGGTGCGATAGTATTTGAATCCATAGATCCTGTCATCGCGTGATATTGTAATTGTATATTAGAAGAGCTGGTAGAGGCGGCGGCCGTACTCCACTTATAATCATATTCTTTCAAATAAATTATACTAATTTGTTCTCCCATTATGATATGCTCAGAAGGCGCAAACTGTATATTTTCATTGTCATATATTCTTACATCTTCTGTACTATTATCAAAAGAATGTGATATGACATTAGGGTTTAATCCAGAACCATCGAGACCCAATGCACTAACTCCTCCTGAAAAAAGTATATTACCATTATATGTGGCTAAGCTACCTCCACTTGTACTGCCTGATAAATCTCCCGTTAAACCTGCTATATTAGTAATAGCCCAGTCAAACCCGTTTAAGTTAGGTGTATCGTATGCTACGATTCCTCCATCACCCCATGTTTCTCCATTACATAAGTACCATCCTGCATAAAGCCCGGTTGGTTTACCTGATCCGAAGTTTGTTTTAATTACTTCATCTCCGTCTACAATTAACATAGGCCCTGTCTCGGCATCCGATAGATTAAAGTTCTCTTCACCAAAGAAGGTATCACTGGGTATTCTTATTATAGATCCCACGGGGAATACTTGAAACATGTTAAAAACATCTTCCCATTCAACTCTTCCCTGTGTGTCGTGTGATTTTAGTAATTTATTTAAACTTGGAGAGTGATTAGAATACTTTATCTCCCCTACTTTAAATTCTATTACACTACCCGGCGAGGTTGCATCTACATTAAGTTCATACGGAATTACGGATTCGGCACCTAATACGTTTTGAATGGTTCCATTAAAATAAAACCTATTGTCTCTATCAAATTTTATAGCAAATTTATTATTTACGTGATCAGCATTGATATCCGGAGTAAATGTTAAAACAGGAAATTCAATATTATTACTATCTTCTTCTATTTTTAATCCAATATTATATGACTTATCGAGATGTTTATCTTCTGCAAATATGATAGAATTCTGAGGAGATGGAGTGGGGTTATTGGGGCTTGAACCGGTTGAAGCTTCTGTTATAATATTTAATGTTCCGCTCTTCGAAGCACTGACAGGCTCTGTTGATAATTCACCATAATAAGGACTTATTAATTCCCCATTGCTATCTAAATGAGCCGATGCACCAATTGCTAATGTAACCGTTCCACTCTGATTAACAGCAACGGAAGGATATATTACCCTTTGTGTTGGATTATTATCATCTGTTATCTCTTGTGATTTCCAAGTTCCACTTGACTCTGGTCCTATCATACCCTGTGTTCCACGTGGTCCCTCAGTTCCTTGTAGACCGTCTTCACCCTTATCACCATCTTCACCATTTGGTCCTTCAATTCCTACAGGGCCACTTGGCCCTCCGTTTTTCATTAGTCTAAAATTAAAATTAATTTTATCAATTTTATCCTTTGACCACCATTCACTACTGTTAGGATCTAGATCACTCTTAAAAAGTTCTTTGATTCTTATGTTCATTTTTATGCAATTATTTTAGAATGGACCCTCAAATTATATCGATACCCTGGTTTTTTATTATATATTAATCTGAAATTTAAAGGCTTTTCAGCGAAACTTCTGATTTCAAAATTAGTAAGTTCAAAAAACCCATCAGATGTAATATCTTCTATATTAGTTACGCTTTCCAATTCACTATATTTAGATTGATTTATATCATCACTTGGAAGATACCCTGCTATTTCAGTTCCATATACCTTTATTTGATCTATTATAAATCTAGGTATAATGTTTTCTTCAATGTATATTGTTGAATCATCTTCCAATGTTGTTTTATCTCCATACGAATATTCAGAAGTAGCGTACCTTGAATAATACGCAGTTATATTTTCTTCTTTTAATTTTCTTACAATAGAATTAGCGATGTAGAAGTCAATGTGAATTTTTTGAGAATCTTCAAAAATATAAGCACCATCATCTTCTCTTTCATCATATCTAATTACATCTAACGCTTGAAGAGATCTTACTCTTTTTAAATTGTATGAAGTTATATCATATTCATTTTTAACTTTCATTATTGTAGATGCAAAGAAAGATCTTTCTTCTATAGGGCTTAATGTTCCATGGACTTCCTTTGATCTATTTGTTCCACCAAAGGACCTTGTATAATAGTCTTTAGCATATTTACTCTTAAATAGGTTTAAATCTTTTTTATCTATTGCTATTTCTCCAATTAATGGATATAGGGGTAGTTTATCTGATTCTTGACTTAGTTTAATAACCTTCGGCTGTAATTCATTTACTTTATGAAAGAAAAAGTTATTGATAATTCCGTAATTTTCATCAACTCCTAAATTAGAATTAAACATACAATTTACTCCTATCAGTCTGTTGTATTTTTTCAACCTGTTCTCTTGCTCTTCATTAAAAGAATCTAAGGTATTTCTAAATTTATAATTGCCATAGGGAGATGAAAAAGTTACAACATCTTTAAATAAAGGATCATAGCTACCGTTCATTCTTTTAAGAGTAGTGTAATATCCACCATCTTCTCTTGCAACCAGATTATAACCTATATTATCATTATTTAATTTAAATGCCTTAGGTTTATCATCATCTATTTCTATGTCTAAAATTGAGGTTTTTACAAACTCAACACCGCTTTGTATTTCTAAACAAAACTGACCTGACTCTATATCTCCATTCTCTAGAATAGTAGTATACGTTATATCTCTATGTGTATTAATTCTATCTGCAAATCCAAATGAAGAAACGTCTTGTAATGCATTATCCCATGCCTTTTTACCACCGTTATAATATTTAAGAGGTATAATGTTAGGAATCGTAGTTGGATCGTCATAGGGTACATCTAAATCCTGATAATATTCTCCAGTCTGCTGATTTAATACCCATAGGTAAGGAAGACCTTTAACTATTATTTGTGAATCGTCTATCACCGAAACAACCTGTAAAGAATAAGTTTCATTTCCACTTTCAAATAATATATATGAATATTGCTCATCTATTTTAAAAATGTCTTGTGTAAATTTAGGTGTATTTTCGCCAACTGATTGCACCGAAGCTTCCACTATCGTTGTAATTTCAGGATCTTCAGTATTCCATACTGTTACTGAGCTACCTCCAAACTCTAAGAAACCTCTAATATTACTATCAAGTATTTCTCCTTCATTTAAAAGGTCATTTAAATTATATAACAAATATCTGTCTAATTGTGATATATCATTTGTAGGAACTTGTAAATTTATAAGAATGCTAATAGTTTTAAATTTATTATTTCTTACAACCTCTATATCTACTCCCGTGTTGTTTATTTCGTCGTTAGAAGTATAGTTAAGTATTGTTGCAACTTTAAAATCATTTACATCAGACGAAGATTTAAAAGATATCGGGCTAGTCGATAAAAATTCAGTTCTATCTTTATAAATATATCTTAATCCTTTAAAAACTGTAGATGAAAAATTAACAGAATCTCCACCTTGCATTTTAGTGTACATTTTAAGTGGGGTTGAATTAACCCATTCACCGGGTTCAATTGTCGCTAGACCTGAGCTATCATTTTGATGAGCACCTGTATAGTTTAATATAGTTGAAAAATAATCAAAGTCAGTGCTTTTTAAATTTGCGACTAATTCTGAATAAGGCTTTTCGTACCCTTCATAGACATAATCCATAAGTAATGGAATACTGCTAGGTTCTAATAAATATGTAGGAATATTATGTATATAGAAGTGTTCCATATTTAGTTTTTCAGCTGATCTTTCTGAAAGTTTAGTAATATCAGCTGATAAATTATTTACACCGAATGCTTCATTGGTGTTTAGGATGTATGATAAATTTCTAGAGTTAGTAGAATCTTTTAAATTAAATTTACATATAGTGGGTACGACTCTTGAATTAACACTCGTCTCCTTTAATGAGTTCTCCTTTAACCTATCATATTCATTAATGATTTCTGTATCTATAAAATCACTTTCAACTATATCATCTCTAATAATACTAGATAAAGATTTAAACTTAAATAATTGACTATTACCAGGACCCGGTTTAAATATAAAATCTTCATAGATATCAGCAACGTTAGACTGGTTGAAAAAATAATTAGCAGATGCTAAATCCTTCGTGATTATTTTAGTAAAGAACATCGTACCCATTGATGTATAGATTACATCTTTTACCTCTGTCCATTCCTGTTCACCAGGATTACCTACCGTATCGACCTTTACAAAGTCTCCTTTTTTAATAAATTCACTAACGTCTATATCATGTATTAATATATAAGGATCTGCTCCAGGAAAAGGTTGGTCATTGGCTTCGAGGACGTAAATGGAAGAAACATTTGCTACTCCAAACGAAGCTTCATCATTCTTATATTGCATGCTCTCTAAAACTAAAAAGTCTATTTTAGAATTTGAAGTATCGTAGAAATCAAAATTAAAATCCTTGAAATCATACGCTGAAAACTTTCCAAAGGGAGTATCATAGGTTTCATAACTTGTAATCACATTGTCCATTGAAAAAACCACCGGTTTTTGAAAAATAACTCTAAAGTTTTCTGAATAAGGATCTTTTATTATTTCTATAATCCTAACATAGTTATCCTTATTAAGTTCTTTAATAAAATACCCTACCTGTAGGTTTCCTATTTCGTTAGGGGATATTAATACACCCTGATTAACAGAACATCCACCAATCATAGTGTAAATTTCATAGTCTCCTAATTGCAATCCACCCGTAACAGTTCCACCTTCACTTATAAAGTCGTTATACTTATTTGAAAATGCAAGATTTGCGTCGGTTGAACTTTGCATATCGATAAAGGGGTTCGGATTAGATGAACTAATACCAAATACAGTTGTATTCTTATTCCTTCCCTGTGAGTAGTCATCTATGATCACCCTGTTCTTTATAGAGCTAGCATTATACGGTATAACTTCTGCATTTCTAATCGCCGCTGCAAGTGCTGCTGCTATTTGAGAAGTATTACCTATTGCAGAATATCTATTTTCTTGAAATGTTCCAATTGGAAGAGAAGTGTCTGCGATTAAAACAAAATCACCCAAATTAAAGTTTTCAATACTTATCTCGAGCAAGTCTCCTAAAAATACTTTATCATTATCAGAAGGCTGGTCTATTATATTTAATTCTATAAAACCATTAAATGGTGTTTTGTTTATTACGGGGGTGTTAAACTCTGTTTGTTTTTTATTTACAAAAATAGAAGAGTCTCCATTATATGATGTTAGTATTTGGTTTTTTTCTATTCTAGTCTTTCTAAATCTATTTAAAACGTTATGATATTTATTATTAATATCTTTTACCCATCCAAGAATCGGCTGGGTGTAATCCTTTATAGATGGTAATTTATCTAATTCGTCAGACGATGAATTGCTTATATCTAAATTTAAGTGTCCTATTGAATTTACAGAATTGACAACTACAGTTCCTTCTTGATGTTCATCTACGAAAATTCCAAAATATCTATAAACATTATAGTCGTCGGCTTCATTATCGTCAAATAAAAATTCTAAATTAATTATATTGTGAGAAACAATTCCGTTTCTTTCAAAGCTAGTTGTTAATGTATTATTAGCTAAAATTTCGGGAAGGTCTTCTTTAACGTAATCATCATCTATATAATCTGACTTTTCAACAAAGCCACCTAACATTACGTCTATTCCGTTAAAGGAAGTAGGATCATCCAGTTCAAAATTAAAATCAATATGCGACTTAGGAATTAAGGGATTAGATACGTGACTATTTAGATATCTCCCTAGCTTAGAGTTATTAGTCATATCATACGATTTTATTAAAGTCGCATTAGATAACATTTCTTGAATTCTAGAATTTTGACTAGGATCATCTTCTAAAGATTTTTCTTTAAAATCTACATCTTTAATTCTATAAATTATAAATTTTTCAGGAACACTTTCTTCTAACCATATTGGAGCAAATATTCTATATTGCTCGTCATAGGCCTTTGTATAATTGAATGAAGCTCCGTAATTATATAGGTTTTCATATTGTGTAGAATAGTCTTTAGAAACACTTAGATCTGTAAATTCCCTACCGACCTGATATCTTTCATCTTTACTTAATCTTCCGTAAAACTGAGCAACGTCCCTACAATATTCACCTGAACTAGAAATAGGATATTTCTGATATTCATACTGCGATAGAGTTCTATTTGCCTTGATTGAGCTTAAATAGATATCTCCCTCTTCGTCAGTAATTAATTTGACATTAGAAGTTAACTTGGGGTTAGTTCTTAATAGGGCAAAGGACTTATCCTTATACGAAATACCTTCTGCTTGTGTGTTAATCGTTATCGCCATTTATAAATAGACTCTATTTTTGTTAGAGTATATATCTTGCTTAGTTACAGCGAGATATTACCTATATGGACGAGCATCGAAATCGTATAATCTAGATGAACTAAAATCATTATATCCACTGAAGAATCTTCTTCTATTCCACCACCAGTTTCCGGAACCAAGGGAGTTTCTATAATTACTCAGCATCACTTTGTTGATACTATTTTTATTTGTTCCAACTGCTCTATATTTAGCGTAAACTTCTACATCGAAGCTAAATTCAGTTTTATAAGAATCTATGATGTCTAGCCCTATTTTCTTTGAATATGTTAAATTGGTAAATGCATTTCCATATATTCCAGCAACTCTACCTTTACCGGTTTCACTCTCTCCAAAATAATCTGTCATTCTATATTGGAATACCATATCAACTGACACTGCATTTTGACTTCCACCTTCAATTAATTTTTTACCATACTTGTTAGGTCCATCTACCGATAGACTAGTTTGGTTTATAGGTGAAAGGTATAAGAAAGAACCACATGAAAGACCACCTAATAAAAATTGATCATCTTCCGTAAATGAGTTTTTTAAAGACTTTTTACCAATTACATTACCTTGTTCATCTATTGGTCCAGATTCACCGTCACTTCTAAATGTAATTGTCAGCGGTTGATATGCTGTTTGAATTTTTCCATTCTTATCGTTAGATCTTTTAATAGCATATTTCGGCATCGATACAATTCCCGTTGAAACTATATCCTTTGTATTTAAACCTATGTCAGACTGAAGTAGCGGGTGTGATTTATGAAGAAAAAGACCTGAATCATACTTAGCAGCCGTTATTTGAGAAACAGAAACTGTATCAGCTGAGTTCGGAAGAATAGCTTCAGGAACGTTCGGATCAGATTGGAATCCGTTTTCATCTTCATTCTGCACACCCTGTCCATTATTATTCCATGTTCCATTCCATATAAAATCACCAGCTCCGTTTAAATTACTAGGTAAATCTTGATGTGGTTGTATTTTAAAGTCTGTAAAATCTCTTAAATGAGTTCTATCAGAAATTGATCCAATTCCAGAATTCGTGACTGTTGCAAATGTTAATCCATATTCTGCGCTACTTACTCCTGTTAAGTTTGAATCCCTAGACAAGTCAGTATCAGGATCTATAATCGAATAAAGATCAGCGTTATTAGCTATATTTCTAAATCTAGAATAAATAAACTGTCCATTTAATTGAGATGATTGGTCTGGCGCAACAGAAAAATGATTGTATGAATTTCCATCACCTGTAAGATTTTGATAAACAACAGGGACTAAATCATACTGAGCCTCTGTCATATAATATGTATCATTTGCTATTTTAACATCAGGTGTTGTAGTTCCAGTTGGTTGTTTATTACCAGTTTCTAAATTAATAATACCTAGGCCATATTCTTGTTGTGATGAAGAAACATAAGCAGGTTGTTTAAGATTTCCATTAATTCTTGCACATAATTCTAGATCAGATGCCTTAGTATTATGAAGTTCTACTCTATAATTTTTAGTAACAATATATCCTTTAGTTTCATCATCTGGTTTTTCATCTACATAATATCCTGCGAATATTTTAGCAGTTGAATTATTTTTAACTAGCGTTACTTCACCTTCTTCGTCAATAATTTTAATTTGTAATTCTCCAACGGCACCTTCAACCTTAGCTTGTAGTCTTTCTAATTGATTCTGTAATTCCAATAATTTATCATATACGCTAATAGGATTCTGTTCTCCTGTTAAAAAACCAGATGCTAGTGATTCTGCGGCATGGGCATAATAAGTATCTCCTGCCGTAAATCCACTATCAAGGTGTGTAAATAATCCTTGTGATTCTAAATCATCATTTATTTCAACCTTAACATTATCTAAATCATTTTGGTTTACTAGGCTATTTGCTCCGTCTGTAGATATTTCTCCTTCAGGAAAAGGAATAGTAATAATATCTGACCATTCTGACTCTACTGGGGTTTGTGGGAAACCTGCTTCAGAAACAGATTTAATCATCATTTCTATTTTTTCACCAGGCTGAATAGATAAATCTATTGAGTTAAAATTAATAGCCTGTGAATCTTCTTCAGATTCTAGAATCCATCTATATCCACCATCTGCTTGCTTTTCTCTTTTTCTAATAGGACCTTTAACTTCGACCCAGTTTGAAAATGCAGCAGTTTTTTTATTAAATTTGATTTGCTCTATTACAGATGTTTTACCCGTTGAGGAAACGTATCTATATCTAGCAATAAACTGAACTACTTCTTGTGAAATTTCATCACCAACTTTCTTTGGCTCCGGAATAGACCAAAAGCCTCTTACCCTATATTTAGGATTAACTTTAGGTAATTCATTTGATTCAGCAATCGCTTTAATCTGTCCAACGCTTGAAGAGAATACTTTAGTTTCAGCAGCCTTTTCTCTAATGATAGAAGCTAATTCATTTTTCTCTCTATTTCTTTCTATTTTAGATGAGAACTTTTTAGTAGCAATTAATTTTCTTTTCTTTCTAATTGTAGTGTCAAGCTTTTTAATAACTTCTTTAGCTTTAACTTTATCAGATTTGATCTTTTTTACTTGTTCAACGCTAGCGTTTTGAGTAAGGTGTTTATTAATTTGTGTTACTTTAAAGTTATCTACTTCTACGATTGGTGCATCTGGGATAAGACCTTCTGATGCAGGTGGAATGTAATCAACCTTAAGTGCTTTAATAAATTGACCAAAATCAGCAACTTCTTCTTTATAGTATTTAGCAAGTGTAGTAACTATACCATCTTCATTTTGAATAGTAAGTTCATTCGAAAAGAATGCAACACCTGGTGAGAAATCAGTAGCTGGTAGTTTAGAGATAGGATCTATTGGTTTAACAAAAACTACTTGTCTTTCATTAAATCCAACTTTAACTTCTATAGAAACAGAAGCATCAATATCTTTATAAATAGCGAGAGCATTCGCTCCTATTTTAATCGGTGAATAACCTTCTAAAAGTGACAATTCAACTTGTGTTGTTGAAGAATCAATAGAGGTTACTCTATATCTTGTGTTATATTCAGACGTGTTTACTACCAATGAATCTCCAATTTTTAGAGTTTCAGTATCTTTCATGTCTTTATTAGAGTCCGAATATGTTAATTTATTTAGAGTATATACTTTTACGGTTTTAGTTTGACTAGTCCCGTCTATTAGAGATGTTTTCTGAACATTTTCTACTTTTAATACGTCTAACTGGCCATTATACTGAATAGATCTTACTGGCATATCTACCGTCTCTGCATCTATTCTATATTTTAAACCATCTTCTTTTATTTTAGAAATAAATTTAGAATAATTGACATCATTCTGACCTTTAAAAATTTCATCAAAGGATTCAGTGGAAGACAAGTCTTCATGATCAAATATAACTCTTTCAGTATAAACTCTTTCAGTATCTACTGGAATTTGTCCTTTAACATCTAAACTAATAGTTAATAAAGGATTTAAGAAATCTTCAAAGAAATCGTTTAGTTGTGTATTAAATTCTTTTGGAGTTGCTAACGACTTTATAGGTAAAGAAGGACCTTTTAATTTAGAAGTATGTATTCTTCTATAAGAACCATCTTTAAGTTTTACATTTGCACTGGAAGTATCTAAACCACTAATCGCAGTTATGTTCTTATCAATTCTTTCAATTTCTCTTTTCAAAAATCCAAATGCTGGAATTTGAATTGCAGTCATTTCTCCTGTGCGATTATCGAATAAATCTATTGTAACCGTTTCTTTATCGGTTGAAATAGCCTCATTGATACGTTCGAAAGTTTCTAGTGAATTAGTGTTTAATTCTAGAAACTGTTCGAGTAAATGTGATATAGAATTGCTAGCGCTCATATTATCTTAAGATATCGTATTCAAACGTTTTATTTACTGGATCTACACATACTATTTCGATATATGGTTTATTAGATAATAAGTCCGATAAAGAAATAGAAAGTTTTTGCGACCATCCATTACTCTTATCAGTCCACAGTGTTATGTAATGTGTTGATAAGTTTTTTATTTTATTTTTAAAAGTTACTCTAACTACTTGGCCTTTTTTCCAACTTGTTATTGTATCATCTAAGTATATATTTAGATTAGAATCAAAGTCCTGTGCCTGATCTGTATAGACCATAACTAAGTTGTCAAATTCTTTAAGTCTTTGCCATACCGCCTTTGTTCCAGCTTCATCTGGTAAAAACATAGAATCAGCAGATAATTCTCTTTCATTAGTAGAAGTTACAGTATCATATACATAAGCTTGTCCTAAAGAATAGCCATAATTAACACAACTGATTTTAACTTTACCATTGTTTGATTTATCAATAGACACTCCTGGGTTACCTGACTCTAAAACATCTGTATTATATTGTATCTCTGTTGGAATTACACCAGAAATAACCTGATTTAATCTAGAGTTGGTATTTGTTATTAGATCTAAAAGACTTCTTTCATCTTGAAAATTAATAGTAGCATTTTCAACATCCTGTTCTATATGGTCTAGTCTCTTAGATATTCCTTGTAAGTTTTCAGAACTTAAAAAGAAACTTTCTAACATTTCAACTTTCTTAGAAATATCATTGTATCTAGTATTAGCATCTCTTAATAATTGAACCGCGTTTTCTAAGGCACTTGTTGTGTCTAAGAAAATGTCCATTGAGAAAGTAGAATAATCATTAACATTCTTTTCTATCCCAACATTATCTAGCGCTGAATTAAATTTAAGATTTAATTTAAGTGCAAATGCATTACCATTAAGACCGGTAACTTCATTCGGCTTATACTTAGTTAATTCTGGAATATACCATCCATCATTTGAAGTATCTTCTTTCCAGTTATCTAATAATATTATACCGTATAGGTTTGTTGCTTTATTTCCAATGTTAGACTTTGAATATATGTCATAATACACTAGGATAGCATTGAATCTAAAATCTCCACCTCTTTTAGAATAATCTAATATTGAATCTAATTTAGGATCATTTATTATTTTAGAGTAGGCGCTTGAATTAAAATCAATTCCAAATGTTGGAACTTCATTTTCGTCAGTATTATAAGTTCCGTCAGCTTGATCAGCATAAGATTCTACATTTAAAAAAGGATCTGGGTGAGTATCATCATTTGTTCTTCCTTCAATTTCAGCACCAGGTACAAACTTAATATTATTAGTATTAAACTTAGATGTTTCTAATAAAACTTCAGGAGTATATCCTACAGAAGAAGGAACGTTAACAAATATTTCGTTGTACTGTTGCCCTTTATAATTTTTATCGTTAGTTACATCAATATTTCCAATGTATTTTATAACTTGACTATATTCAGAACCGGCTTGAGTAGAATCATCTAGCTCTATCATTCTAGAATATCCTGTTGAAACTTCTTGTGAAGTTGCAGTTCTTACTCTTATCGCATTGATGTGATATAAGTATTTAAAGAATATTTTTTCAGCATCACTTTGAAATAAAACATCATCAAAATCATCATTAACCTCTGGGTTAAGAAGCATGTTCTCTAAATTAAGAGCATAACTTTGAAAAGTTTGTGCAAAATGTACGTTACCATTACCATCATGTAACGAATCATTATAAGAACTAGCATTAGAACCGCCACCTCCTTCAAATAGTCTATCATACTTGATATAATTAGGACCCTCTGATAGATCAGTCGGATCACTTTGAATAAAATCAGCATATACTGGCAAGTCTAGTAATGCAAATTTAGAAAATTCAAAGTTAATATCCGGATTATAATAAGCGCGTGTCAAATCCCTTGCTGCATTAGCAAATGCATACATCGTACCTCCTTGTTCTTGTGGAATCCTTATTAATGGTGTAGCCATCTAATTAACTGTTTTATTTTTATATTATGAAATTGTGGCTTTATGTGAACCTGTAATCCACCAAGTGCCGTCCGTACTTCCTATAAAACTGATACTACCGTTCTGTAAAACATCTATTGAGGTATCAGCGCCATTTATATTGTCTAAACCTGTACCTTGCATTTGAAATGCAGTCGATGCAATAATAGTTAAAATTTGTCCATCTGCTGAAGGTCCTAATTCTACATCAGCTGAACCAGTGTAAATATAAGCTCCTAGTGTAGGAGTAACTGTTCCTGCTGGAAAAGTAGCAGTAGGAGCCACTGTAAACTGGAGTGCTTTTTCTAAAATTACATTTTCTTTAAACGTAGCTTCAACGCCTGCCTCTAATGAAGATGCAGTTACGTTAAAAGTATTTAAAGTACCTGTGTTTAAGGACAGTGTGCCTGCCGTAATAGCTCCAGTTAAAGATAACGTAGAACTTGTCGTGTCTAGAACATTTGCGATTAATCCTAATTCTTCATTTACGTTATCAAAATTATTATTGATAGTAAGTCTCGAAGAAGAAAGAGAATGCGTTCCTAAAATTGTTGTAATACTTGCCATTTTATTTAATTGTTAAGATGTTTTTTCTTGTTATGTTTTTATTTCCGTTCAAATCAGTTAATTCAAGCTCAATACTGTACTCTCCCTTAGTGTCAAATAAGTATGTCAGCCACTGATTATCATAATATATATCTTCTTTTTTTACACTATTATTTATCAATCTCCATTTCTGTTTTATTATGCCCGGCATTTTAGTCAGGTCATATGAAAATGTCATGTGATTTAATAGATTAATAGTACCGTGATCGTCTATTATATAAGAATCATTGAAGCTAGGATTGTATGCTTGGTATTTAACAAAACTATCTGGATCTATGATTCCAGTGCTAGTCGTAGCATTGTAAAAATCATATACTTGATTGGGTTGTTTAGAAACTACGAGCATATAATTACATACATCTGCTCCATCAAAATTATTTACTATATTTCCATCAGTATCTTTATATATCGGATTCCAATTGAATTTAGTAAAAATAGGCCATTGGTTAGGATTCAAATTATTCAATTCATCCTTTAAGCTTTCCCAAGCCGCAAAATCAGTATTAGACGTAGGATATGTTGCAACAGGTGTATATTCTTCTATTATTTCTAAATCTGTAAAAGGATCTAATTGTGAAACAGAAATAGTTCCATTATTAGCGCCGTTTAATTCTAATTTAAAAGAAGAATTTAAATCTGGTCCAACCCTAGTTTGATCCCAGCATATTTCGGGACCATCATTCCATACATGTTTTCTTAATGATTTCCATTGATAAGGCCCTGTCGTTTCATTAAATCCAGTTGGAGTTGTAGAATCTGCAAATCTTCTTACCATTGAGAATTCTTTACCATCTTCATCTTCGTGTAAATAATTAGCTCTATCGAGAGTTAGATAATATGTAGCAATACTTTCTTCAACAGTGTTTAGGTTTTCTCTACCCCATTCCCATGAAGAACCTGCTTCATCCCATTGATATTTATAATTAGCCCAATCTAATTCAGGCGTGAGTTTCTGATACATTCCATATACTTCAACATTCTTAGATTTAACTGTTATCTTTTCATTGTGACTAATACTTCTTATGTTATATAAATCCCAAAAAGCAACATCAATAGTGTACTCACCGATGTATGGAAGTATTATTGGTAGTGTATACCAATTGTCAATAGATCCTCTGATAGTTTTAAAGTAGCCTCTAGGACCTTTAATTATCCATTCAATTTCATATACACTTCTTTTCCACCAATCATCCCATGTTAAATAAGGATCTTGTAAAGTGGTATATGGAGGTTGTCCGGGTGGAGAATGTAAAATATTAGCATCATCGTCAGTATCGTTTGCATCTATGAAAGTAAAGTCTGCATCATCCCATGTATCTTTAAGTGAAGTTCCAGTTAAAATAATAGGAGCTCCTATTGGAATTCCTGCAATGGTATTATGTGAAGACATATCTTCATCGTGCCAATCTGTATAGAAAGATCTAATAGAATCTTCTAATTCATTTCTTTCTGTTTTATTAAAAACTTCTATCTTTTGATTACGACCTTCTAGTCTATAATCTACTTTCCTAAGATCTTCTATATAAATTGATTTAGCATCTGGAAATATATCATAATGTACGTCTTGTCCAGCATACTGTGCGTGTATTTGGTGTTGATTATTCCAAACTCTCTGATTTACTCCGTCAAAGTAATCACCCTCTGCTGTGATATCTACGATCTTTGCGTTAAGCGGTAAATATTCTTTCTGTAGTTTACGCTTTAAAGCATATAATTTTATTAAGATTTCATCCGGCGAAAAATCTGTAATTTCCTCTACTTCTGGTAAATCAAATTCATTTAATTTTCCAGTAGGAACGTTTAATCGGTATGCTAATGAAAATCTAGAAGTTTTCTTTTGATTAGAATTAGGAAGGTTCTTATTTCTACTCTTTTTTGCTAAGAAACCTACTTCAGTTTGATTAGCAACAGGAACCACCATCATTTTTCCAAATCCTTCAGATTGTTCGTTTATGTTTAACCAATACTCTCTAAGACTTACATTACTATATCCAAAGAAATCAATAACACCTAATAGGGCTTTATATGTTCCTATAAAGGGTTTAATAGTAGAAGCCTGTAATAAAAGTTCTTTTCTTTTTCTATTTAATAGTTTATAATCTACACCAAGGTCTTTAATATCAGAATCTCTAAATATCAAATAATCCATTTCGTCTAGATTTAATGCCATGTTAGTTAAAAGACTTTTTAGTCTTTCATCTTCAGCAACTACTTCACCATAAACTTTAATTTCTGCAACCTTTACTTCATTACCATCTTCGGTCGCATATACATTTAATGTTCTAATATGAAAACCTTCTTTATCTGAACTTAATGCTATATTGGCGATGCATGCTTGTACATTCAATGCCGCTGCGTTTAAAGGAACTATTTTAAAACCATCAGAGTCAATTGAAGTGTAGTGACTGTTGTCTCTCATTTTAGAAACCTGAGAAGAATCTACAACTACTTCGTAGTCTCCGTTCTTCATTGTTCCACTATAAAGAAAAATATCATTACTATCTCCATAGCCTGAAACAAATTCAAATCTTAAAGTATTAGTATTAGCATCGACTGATATAGGATGTACAAATCTTTGATTATCTAATTCATCCCTTACTTCTTCTAGAACATATAAATTTATCGTTTCATATAGGCCTGTCGATATTTCAGGTAGAAATATAGTACCCGTAGAATATTCTAAAGTAGAATCATACGTTAAATTTAATTCGTTAGAACTATTATCAAAGAATCTAAGATTTTGATATGGCATTATTATCTAATTTTTTTATCATCTTTTTTCATGGTGTAAGATTTGTAAATTTTTAAATAGTTTACAGAATCTACCCAATCGGCGATTGTATCTTGAATAAGATTAACAAAGTCGTTCATTTGATTATTTCTCCAAATATGAGAAGAAATTGAGTTTTTCAAAATATTACTTCTATAATCATTACCTAAATTTTTTCTATCGTCAAATGCATTTTCCCTGATAGAATATAATCTCTTTTTTCTACTTTTAAAAAGGTTACTAAAAATACTCATTATATAGCTTTTCTATTTTTAGCCTGAACTTTAGCGAATATGCTATTTTTCACAGCTGGTTCATCAAAGTAAATTGAAAGAGCTGCTTTTTCTCCAGTCTTTACTGAATCATCCACCATGTTTCCATTTTGATCTAACCAGCCACCTCTAAATAATGCAACTTCTTCTTTTTCTAAAATTATATCTCCAAATGAATCTAAATTAATTACATTCTCTGGAAGAGGTGCATTGGGTTCAAAATTAATTTGCCTTTCAGTTACTGTTCTTTTAAAGAAAACCATTTTTTGTTTTCCATTACCTATATCTTCTAAGATTGGGGTAGAAGGAGTTACCGTTACTGTTTTAGAAGTATAATATCCTAATCTTCTAGCCGTTTCTTCTTTTTCAGAAGTGAATTTAACGTTAACGGAATCAATACCTTCAATTGATTCAACAATAGCGACAATATCAGATTTTGGTAATCTATCTCTTCTTGTAATGTTAATTAGGTATTCTGCTATTTTAGATCTAATTTCAGTAGCAAGATTAGCCTTTGTATATCCTTCAAAGTATCTTACTTTAATATCCATTCTAAAATATTGTGGGGAAGGATCTACTATTTTAATTTCAGTTGTTACCATCTGTCTTCCTGATTTTTCTAATAATCCCATAATTCCTTCTTTTTCTATTTCAGTAAAAAAGAATTCAGAATTATCTAAGCTAAAATAATCTTTATTGTTTTGTAATTTTTTAAGAGTATTAGGCAACATGAACAGATAGATAACATTATCATCGTCTAAATATCCATCATCTGTAGTGTTATATGCATCTAAATAAGAAAACATACCATATCTTGAAAGAAAGTGCTCATAGTTATCAGGAGTTGCTAATACAAATGAATGTGACTGTAATGGGGCAATTAACTTTGTTAATTCAATATCTTCTGGATTTGCTCCCATTTTAGGTGCAACTGTAAATTCAGATTCTAATAATTCATTTAGATCATGCGTATTTCCTAATGAATCTGTTCCTTCAGTTTTGAATTCAAACGATAAATCAGCTCTACCGTTTAAATTACCCATAGCACCTCCTATTTTTAAATATTCGATTTCAATCGATGCACCTGTTGGAGGAATGTCACCAAATGAACCATTACCGAAATAAAGATCTAATCCACCTGTAATTCCTGTTTTTACTAAATAACCTTCAGTTCCCTTTTTCATATCATATAAAGAATCATATTTAGTCCATAAATTAGAATTAACCTTTACTCTAATCTGTCCATGGTCTATCATGCTTTTAGTTATTACATTAAAGGATTGAAAAGATTCTCCAGTTGAGGTTAATGTTTGAGATTCATATTCTCCCTGAATTACAGGAATATAAATATAATTTGCGTTTGATTTTTCTAATCTAAATTGATCATTACTTGTTCTCAGGGTGTATTTAAGACCGTTGTCTTTGCATTCTATAATAGCATTGGATGGAATGTTTAAAGCATCACCAGCAATATCATCTAAACCCTGCACTCCTAATCTAAGCTTTAATTCACCTGAAGCGGCAGCTCCTCTAAATGAATCATGTCCTGCTAATCTTGAGAGTCCATATATTGATTCTGGGTTTTGAGCTGTAAGAATATTTTGCTCTACTGTAGAATCTTCAATGTAGAAGAATATTAATCTTCCTATTTCTGAAATAACGTCTAGGATTTGTGAAAACGGAGAGGCTGTTGTAAATGCACCTTCTACCTCGCCATATATCCTAGTAATATAGGATCTAATGTCGTCAATCATTTCTCCAGCTTTTATTCTGGAAGTTGATAAAAATTTATTATCTGCCATTTTTATTTTTAGTTTTATTATACGTAAACTCCAAGTTGATATCTATTATCAATTCTTATATCTACAAACACTGCATGTCTGTCAACTTCTTTTGTGAAATCAACATCAACAGTTACGTTAAATTTTCTAGCTAAAGGAACATATTTATAAATCTGTTCTGCAACTACTTTTTTTAATAAATAGTCATTATAACTTAATGAATATACATAGTCTTCTAAATTAGCTCCGAATTCAGGATCACCTAAAACATCTCCTCTTCTCGTAAAAAGAACAGTTTCTATCTGCGTCATCAACCTAGCTAATTCAGAACTAATTTCTAATTTGCTTGGATCGAATCCAGGATCTCCTTTTGCTTTTATATAAAACTCCATTTAACTATATATTCTATTAAGAATGCATCATCCAATCGGTGCCTTCATCTGTTTTTATTTCTTCAATCACTGCTTCCAGTTCTCCTTCACCTAAACCCTGAATTGCGTCTGCATTGACTTCAATATTTCCAGGTAAAGCAAAACCAAATATACTTAACTTTTGTCCTAATGAAATTTTAATCTTTGCAGCACAATATCTAAAGAATGCTTCATCTTCAAATAATGCACACTCTGGAATTGTTTCATATACTTCTAATATAATATCTCTGTTAGGGGTTTCTCCAGTAAATTTAATCTCATGTGTTAGTTGGTTATAGTGATAGCCAATGGGGTTTTCTAGAATTTGTCTAGCCATATCAAAGAAACTTTCATTAACCACATAATATTGAAGGTTCTCTGCGGCATCTACTACACCATCTCCACTGAACATTCCAGTATACATCATTCTTTCGATAGCAAAATCACCTTGTGAAAATCTAATATCTGTTCCACCTGCATACTTTGATCCAGTTTCAAAACATCCATATACTGAATAAACTTCTCCACCACCTGTAACTGGATCCATCTTTGGAAGAGTAAAGCATCTTCTAGATTTAAAAAGATTAGACTTAAAAAGTTCTTTAGGTAAAACCATAAAGTTTTCTTTCATCGAATACTCGTAATTTTTATAGAACCATTTCTTTGCTCTCTTGACAATATTCTCTACTTCTGATTTTGGAAGATTCATAGGAATCATACAAGACCCTGTTACTTCCGATGCCAACTCATTTACAAAGTCGTTAAAGCATTTATTATCATCCCATGTAGGTTTATCTAAGTGGCTATTATTACCTATTATATTATCACTCATTTTGTTTTAGTTATTTTTAAACTTCCGTATAAAGTATTTTTTCAGTGTTGTCAAACTTTGCAGTTCTTTTATCGTATTTACCGTCTCTAAATATACCTCCTTGCATCGTCCCTTTCATTATTCCATTTCCGTATATGTAACAGTCTTTTAATACACAAGACTGGTGAACGTATGAACTTTCTAATTTAGATGAATTAACCTGTGTAGATTGATAGAAATTACACGTATGTATGTCAGATCCATTTATGTCACATCCGAAGAAATCACAATTTGTGAATTCTCCTCTCAAAGAACATCTTACAAATTCATATCCTTCTAATTCTACACAATATGATAAGTTACCATGATCAACTTGAATTACACCATTGTCGGCATCATAGTTAATATGCCCTTTTGTTAATTCACCATGTGTAAATAATCTAAGAACTCTTTCTCTAATATTAGGCCAGTGTAAATCTATTATCTTTTCATTGTCATTTAAATCAACCGTTAATTTAACATCTTGATTCCAACCTGTATTAATGGTTTTCCAATCTTTTCTAGCCTTTATAACTCTTTCATTCTTAGCAAGAATTTTTCTAAGCTCTATTGAATTAAGATTGTTAAATTGAACATTACCCGTGCTATTCCATAGTTGAGTTATAAAAAGATCTAGCATTTGTAGAATCTTAGAAGTTTTCTTTTCCCAATCTTTTCCACCGAGATATCTAAATTCTAAATAATTCTTATGTCTTTTTTCAAAGTTAATTCCGTAATATTTAGAATCAGGATATATGAAATTACTAGGAGTAATATTTAATCCATCATAGAAATAAGTATCTGACTTAGGTAAAACGAATTTAATTGATTTTGCGTATGCAGAATCTTTTCTTTCAGGAAAAAACTTAAAGACTTGACTTTCTTTAAAATCTAAAATAAATTTAAGAACATTCATCTTAGATATTCTATGTTTATTTTCTATTTTATCTGTATCGAAAGAAAGGTTTAAGTGAATAGAACTTCTATCATTCGTATATCCATTTTCTTCTATCCATTTACATACTTTAATAATCATCATCCTTGCAGCATAATACGGCTGTGCGCCTGTTACGAGTTCCATTAGTTTTTCACCACCTGACATATCAGGTTCAATTTTAAACTCATCTCTTGTAACTTCAAAATCACTATGCGCCTTTGCTTCTACTCTAATCTTTTTACCTAAAAGACCCGCTAACTCTTTAGCAGTCGTATCGATATCCTTGTTAGAATAAAATTCAAATTCAACACCTACCAGTGCATTCTTTAATATGTCTGAATTATTAATATTATTCATTTACGTAATTATATAACTTAAGTTGGTTTATATATCTCTGTTAGATACACTATAACGTGAAAAAGCCCGAGTGATCGGGCTCTTTCAACTAAATTATAGATTTGATTATAGTTTAAGGAATACTTTTCTAGTGTCTTCTTCAACTCTGATCACTTGAACAGTAATATCTGCACCTTTTGATATGTCTTTAATATCTATGTTTTCAGGGAATTCAGATACATGTAAGAGTCCTACTACACCTTCTTCTATTTCTACAAATAAACCATAGTCTTTAGTAGATTTTACCTTTCCTACCACTTCAGTTTTCTTAGTATATCTTGAAGAAATACCTTCCCATGGATCTACTTTCTTTTCAGCAGGAGAACCTTGAACAAGTGTAATTTTTCTTTCATTAATAACTTCTTTAACATAGAATTTAATCTCTGTTCCTGGCTCTAAAGATCTATCTCTATGTGCCTTTGAAGTTTCAGTATCTAAGTCGTTAACGTGAATCATACCAGTTAAACATCCTTCAAACTCAACGAATACACCGTATTTTGCAGAACCAGTAACGTGACCTGTTCTTTCAACTGTAATATCTTCTTGTATTGTTTTGAGTGTATTAGGAATAAGAGCTCTTAAATATGCTCTATGTGAAACTACCACAGTTCCTTTTTCTTCCGAATAACTTACAGGTACTACATACATTTCCGTGTCGATGATTGATTCAAAGTCATGCAATTTATTTACACCAGCTAAAGAACCTGGCATAAAGCAATCAATTCCTTGAACTTGAACAATATATCCTCCACCTGGAATCATTTTAGAAACAATACCACTATATGCTGTATTTCCATCGTCAATAGATGCTACGATTTCTTTAATAACTTTAGTCTTAAGACCTTCAGTCACAGAACCTATCATATATTTCTTGACATTCATTGAAGTATCGGCGATCAATTGAACATCGACTTCAACTCCTTGTTTTAGAAGTTCTCTTACTTCTGTAGTTTCTCTTGATAAATCTACATAGATTAATTCTCTATATCCTACATCAATTGATGCCCATTCGGAATCAACTGCATACACCTTTCCAGTATAGCTAGCTCCTAATTGTAAAGAATATAAAGTATTTGAAGTTAGTGAATGACCTTCCATTAGGTCAAATAGTTCTTGGGCGTATGATTCTCTGCTATATACCTTTACACCTTTAGGTGTTTTAATATGTGGATTGGGTTTCCTAAGCTTAGTTACACATGTTGCCTCATATTGGTCCCACATGAATTCTCCGTTTTCATCCATATAATTTGTATCTGGACCGGGAGTTGGTTTTTCCGGGGTTGCGGCGTTTAATGAAGTTTCTACTTTAACTTCTGTTTCTTGGTTAGCTTCTGTAAGCTGTGTAGTTGTCGAGAGTCTTGGTCTCTTTTGTTTTTGAGTTGTCTTTGTTGACATTTACTTTGTTTTTTAAAAGGGTTAATGTATGTTTTACTAGTTATATATCAAATTACGGTGGCGTCAAATCCTATCATTGGAACGTAAGGAACAGTAGGAACTGGTATACCACCCATATAAATAAATTTCATTTCACTAAGATGCGTAAAATAAGAATATGCAAGTGCTTTAGCCACTGCATTGGCTGCACCTTCCCTATCTAATCCATAATCTTTACCTGAATTAAGAGCTCTTCTTAAATTATCTGCTAATTTCCTTTGATTTCCGTAACTAACTCCTATGTATTTTCCGCCTAAAGGAGGAACAGATAAACATGGTGGTGTCGGGGGATCAGTTGCAAATGGCTGTATTGTTGCATCTTTCCAATATTTAAGAGTTGCCTTTGCAAGTTCTTTATATGGATCATCTTTACTTCCACCTTCTGCTAACATTGCAGCTTCAATTCCCATTTCTACTATTAAAGTATTTCTAATTTGCTTAGCTAAAGTTCCCGTTTTAGACATATCTATATTCACAATAGAATCCTGTGTTTCGTCGTTTTCAGTAAGAGGACATCCTTGCCATTTTTTTCTTAATTCATCTTCTAGAAAAACGGGTTTAACTTTATTTTTTTTAAAACCATAGTCTTGTTTACCGTTCCATGTAAATTCTGTAATAACATACTGAGTTAATGCAGGTGGCATTTTATTATTTTCATCAAAAGGCTCCTGTATTTTTAAATTAGTTAATTTAAATGGATATCTTACTTTTAATTTTTCGGCAGGTTCCATTTCTTCATATCCTACGGGTAATGTAGTATCAAAGGGCCATGGATATTTAATAGCTTGTATAGAATCTTTCTTTAATGCGGTTTCCTCACTGTATAAAAACTTTCCATCGCTATCTACAGTTGGATGGCACTTCTTTATTTCATCAATTACATATTTAGAAACTAGTAGATGAAATTCACCATCATAATTTCTATTATTATTATTTATTGAAACACCCGAGGAAGATTTAAATGATTGCCAACCCCAGTCTAATCCCTTTAGTGTAGATATGGCTGCCTTCCTGTTATTGTTCATCTGCTGAATGTCTTGATTACTAAATCCTGAACCGCCAACCCCAGCTGTGGAATTGCTTCTAATTTCATTAGTTCCCATCCAAGTCGCCCAGTGCCAAAAATCCCATCTTTTATCTCCGTCAGAAATATCCTCAAATTGCATTAATAATCTTGTTGCAAATATTCTAGCTAATTCATCGCCGGTTTCTTTACCATCTAAGCGATGAAACTCGAAGAATTTAAATCTATATAGGTTTTCTGCTTCGTCATCCTTAAACTCTTCCAGATACTTGTCAAGCTCTTCAGTTGGCTCGTATTGTATACCTCCTGAAATTTCACCTTCTAGTTTATTATATTCAGGATCATTGTCTTTTCCTGCAATACTTAACCTGGAAGCTGCGCCAGCTGCACTCGCCAACCATGTTGCAATTCCTATTTTCTTTTCTTCGGTGTCTGGTGTTTCCATGACAGGTTCTCCTTTTTCAAAAAGGTCAGTGAACCAATGTTCATAGCTTGCTATGAATGCACTCTCCCCGGGTGATGATTCATGAGGTGCCATTCCTGGAATACACGTTGCATTAGGACCAGAACCTTTTTTAACATCAATCGTATATTGTGTGGCTAATAATTTACCGAATTCTGCGGCACTAGTCGGTGGGGCAGTAGGTGCGCTTAAAAGAAATCCTTCTACTTCACTAATAAAATTAGTCCAATCTGCAGCCATTCTTATTTATTTTCTTGTTGATAATCAGGGTGTTTACTTTTCAAAGATGCAACACCCGATGGGGTAGGAGGTAATGAAACCGCAGTTCCTGATGGACCAACTCCGGTTGGATGTATATGGTTTTCAAAAAGAGTTAAATACTCGTCTAACCATGCTTCTAGTGATTTACCCCTTACAGCGGGTTCTGAAGTATCTTCTCCACTTTCACCTGTATTACTTAAATATACGTCTCCTGAATCTATGAATATTCTATCGTCCGTAGAAATTTTAATATCACCTACTTCGTCGATTTGAATTATAGGTCTTTCTTTTGCGCCAAATCCTCTGGTAATTACAAGACCATCTTCTTCTGAGTGATAAATTCTTACGTTTCTTTCAGCATCATACACTAAACTGATTACATTTTCAGCATTGCCTGCACCATCTAAAATATCTTCTTTAAGAAAAAGATTCTGCTCTATTTGAAACCAATATTCAGGATGATATAAATTTCCATTATCAAATCTAGCTGAAACTATATCCCCTATTCTTGGAACATGATGTGAACCTACTGCATTTCTATTCATAGGAGTTGCCCATGGAATAGCATCATCCGGTAAATTATCATATTTACCCAGGACCTTAACCTTACATCTACCTAGTTTAAGAGGATCGACATTATCGATAACTTCTCCTAACCAATGAGTGTCTCTAAGATTATCAGTATTTAATTCTTTTTCTGTTGACATATATTAATCGTTTATATTACCAAGGGATTGGGCTGCTGCATCGTTTAGTGCAGCTCCTACTGTCGCACTAGTATCTACATTAAATACATTCTCTGCGATGTTAGAACCAATATTATCTACTCCATCAGAAACACCTCGTAAGGCGTCTTGATATATGTTTTCAAAATTAGGAACTCTACCTCTAATACCGTCCCTTGCACCTTGAACTAATTCATCTTTCTTTTCTCTTGCTAATCTGTTCAGGTCGTTTAAACCTCTTTCTCCTATTTCTTTAAGTTTAGCTAGCGCCTTATCTTTTAAAAGACCTAATATCCCATCAGCTTCATAATTTTCAGAATCATGTGCTGGGGATAATGCGTTAGGTATAGTATCAGAAACAATTCCATTTAATACTCTTGCATCCATACTATCTACAACTTCATATTGCATTTCAATAGTTTGTCTAGCCTGTTCGCCTGGATTTTTAGTAAGATCTCCAAATATTTCAGAACCTGTGTTTAAGGCAAATTCACATTCACCGAATCTAAACATAAAGAAGGGTCTATTGTCAGATCCTGATATACCTTTGTTTGAATTATCAACTCCTAGGCTTGGTTTCATATTTCCAGGAAAACCCTTAATAGCAGCCAAGTCTATCTTTTTAGGAACCCCTGATAATGTAATTTTAGACATGTTTTGGATCTTTCTAACCTCAGTAACATATACTATCATTGAAAACTTTCTTAAATTTTCAGGTAAAATCCAATTCCATTTAACTTCGTCAAACACTGCTTTTCTATAAAGGTGCATAAGACCAGAAACTCTAAGGTTAATAGATTCTAAACAGCTTAGTGTTAACTTAGCATCATCGCCTCCGTAATATGGAGTAGTAGGATTAAAATTTGTAATTGCTCTATCAACACCCTGTAATCCTTGGAAAAACCACGGTGTATTTCTATTTATGTCTAGTAATGCCTTTTTAAATTTAACTAGAGCATCTAATCTTTCTTCATAGAATTTAGTTGATCCCGCAGAAGCACTTGAACTAAGTGCAGATAATCTATTAGTGTCTTTGCTACTTTTTTTAGCTGACTCCGGCGGCTTTTTTGTAGCTCCTAATTGATTAACGTAGAATTCTTCGGCCGCTCCAGATAATAGAGGCGAATTAGTATGATCGCTTACGTTAAATAATATAACAAACGATAAAAAAGTCGGATCCTGATATGGCGACTGTGCTAATTTACCTTTTTGAAAATCTAATTTACTTTTAAAATCTGACATATAGTATATATTATTATTTGATAGGGTTTAATTATCCTTTAACGTTATTTAATCTACTCGGCCATTCTCTTCTTAATAGAGTAAGTTTTTGAATAATTCCAGTAGACTCCTTATATATGTATTTAATTCCACCTATTACATAATAACCTGTTAAAAATTCATCTTTAACCTGATCTGCGTTTAAATCATTTACGCTTTCAACTTCTTCTTCATTTTCTGTTTCAAATCCCTTTTCATCTTTATCGCCACCTATACCCTGCTGTGCAGTCATTTGTGTAAACCCACTTTTTAATATTTGAATAGGTATTTTTTGCCACAAATGAATTCCAGGATTAAATGTCTTTAAGGTTATTTCTAACTGCATTTTATTCATTTCATCTAAATTCTGTTGATTGCTTAATGCGGCAAATGAATAGTTAAGATGTACATTTGGCATATCATCTGATTGAATAGGGAGCCTTCCCATGTATTTTGATTTTACCTCTTTAGTATATCTGTCTTCATCTCTTCTTCCCTTTAGCGGCTCCTCAATGTCCTTCATACTATCACTAGCGAGTGGTTCTATTTCATGAGCAACAACACCAACAGAGTCGTTCTCAAAATATATCATTTTTCTTTTATAGCCGTTCTTTTTAGAAAGTCCGCCTGAATTGTTAACTAAGTTATAGCTTTGTATGAATGAATTAGTAGAATTCATAGACGAAGCGTTAGTTAGCATGTTAGGTATTCCTATTGCGTTTGAAGTCTGTTCTTCTCCATCTTCATCGAAATCTATTTCAAAGTTAATAAGTGTTTCATCCATTCCATCTTCTGAATTTAAAAGAGCATTAATATCTACGAAACATATATTATAATAAGGATCGATACAATATGTCTGAAAACTATCTTCACCGACATATGAATGTTCCACTAAATTATTTAAAAATTCTATATTAGGTTGACATGCATTAAGTGCTTTCATTGCGTCATCCGATGAATCAATGTTAGTTGCTAATCCTAGTTTTAAATTATTAGCAAATTCTTCTATCTGTTCTCTAGATGTTCCTTCATACGAAGCACATCCTTCTGAATATAATGTAGGTACTTTCATCGTACCCTGTATAGAAAATTTAGTGCCACTAGTGGCTTTTTTCAAATCGCCAGTAGCAGGGCCTCCTATTTCATCTATATCAAAATCTATTCTAATATCTTTAAAAGTGTCTTGTTGTCTTGCTGCAATTCTAACTGAAACGACATCACCATCTCTTGGAATTTGATCCGCATCAAAGGTTCCTCTAGTGTCTATTATAGTTAGGGCTAATTTAGGAATTTTAGTACTACAATCAATTTCAAATCTCTTAACATCTTGTCCCGTAAATGAAGCTCCATTAATAACTACCATTGGAATAGGACCTCCTATTTCATGGCTCATTTTCTGTCCACCCTCATCTTCACCATGTGCATCAAACTTTATTGTGTCTAATTCCAATGAGTGTTCTATTACATTTAGAATGTGATTATCTATCGGCATTTATTTTAGTTTTAATATGTGGGTTTGTTAATGATCTTCTTTTTAACGAGGATATCTACAAAATCTCTAAAGTCCATTCCTACCTTAGCTCCTTTAACGTCTTTATCACCTTCAACGAATACGCCACCATCAAAATAGTAACTCTTTCCATTATCAGCTGCTACTTTAATTAAAGTACCTAACATAACCTTTCCAGGAACTCTTACCTTAGAACCATGTAAAGCTTTTACGGAATCTTTGTTCCATTTGCTTAAATACATTTCTTCTCCAGTTGTACTTCCACCAGCTACCATTCCACCGGCTGCCGTTAATGCTTCACCTTCGGGTGTGTCTCTTTCAGCATAAAGAACTGCGATGATTTCTTTTGCTAGATCTTGGTCTCTTCCGACCTTTAATCCCTCGTTAAGGAACTGTTCAAATAATTGTACGTGTTTCATAATTGTTTTTATTTATTTTATTCTTAGATTTTAACTTGTCCGTTACTGACGTCGATATTTGTTTCGCCAGATCTTAAAATATTTGGAGGTAATATTTCTTTATTATATTTTTTAGATAGATACTCAATTCTATTAGCATCCTTAACTGGTAGTCTTTTTGTATTAATAAACTGTTCTCTAATAGGATTTTTATAAGTAGCATTAAGCATTAATTTCCATTTCTTCTTTCCAGAATCTTGATTAGGAATTAGTAATACATCACCTTCTTTGATAGAAAATGGATTTGAAATTCCATTAAATTTTAAAATATCATCAGTACGATCATGTGTTCCGTATTCTGACAAAGATATTAGATCTATTCTACCCGTTTCGTCAGCTTCTACAATATGTATTGATTGTACTGCGCTTTCCGTCATGTCTAGAAAAACAAACGATGGAGAAGCCATTGTTAGTTTATCCTCAGATAATTTCTTATTATCTATACTATATAGTTTTATCATTATCCGTTAGCTATTTTTCTAAATTCTCTATTGAGAGCCTTTCTCTTATCTTTACCACCGTAGGCTGTTTCAATATAAGTTTGATTAACATCAACTCCTTCTTCAGGCTGTAAATAAAATCTACCTCTACCCATATTAAACATAGATTCAATATCCAGTTTATCTCTAGCTCTACCAGGCTTAAGAGTTATTTCTACTGTCATTCTTTCTGGAAAATCTTGTACACCCATACCTCCTTCAAAGGTAACGTTAGTTTCTCTACATGTTAAATTACCTACCATCATTATAGGATTTAAAGGATTACCAACCGTAAGGTGCCATGAACCCGTAGGATCACCTGTTAATAAAGATGCTGCCGCCTGTCCACCTCCTGGAGAATTAAACATTTTCATTAAAGTACCTCCTAATATATTATTTAAGAATTTAGAATCACCTTTACCAGACATCGCGTTTCCTATATCTTTGGCAACTCCTTTAAACATGTCTCCTAAACCAGATGCAACGCTTTTAATAAATCCACTATAATTACCCGATTTAATTAAACTAAGATCACCCAATGGTTTACCAGCTGATCCGTTTCCTACATATCTAACTGATCCTCCCCAGAAAGGAGCCTGACTGGAAGTTAGTACCATTATGTTTGCTAACTGATCTAGCATTAAAACCTTAGGATTTGCTCCACCAAAGGATCTTAATTCATATTCAAATTTAAGTTTAAATTCTTGATTAAAAGTTAAACCTTGATCTCTAAAAGATACATCTTTAATTACATTCACCGGACCGAATATATGATTAGGATATGTAGTTGCTTGTGCATCATATCCACTTCCTCCGTTTTTTCTTCTTTGTGCCGTTACACCATCTACACCTGCCGCTGCATTAGCCGCTGCAGTACCTATTACACTAGAATCTAAGAATTGTCCAAATGCACCTCTTCTGCTTGAGTTATTAGATTGTACAGTTTGCACTGAAGCTGATTCATCTTTCCAATTATATCCATGTGACCAATTAAGAATTGAGGACATACTATTACCTGTAACTTCACTCATCCATGTTACTGCTCTTGCAATATCGGGTTGATCTGTTTCACGCACTTTACCATCTTTATCAATGTCCATTGGTGTAATAATATCATCCTGTACTGGATATGGAAATCTTCTTAAAGTTAGTAGATAATTATTAGGTATTTTACCATTATATCTACACATTGCAAAGTCGGCGTAATTATACATATATCCATATCCACTTGAACCGGCTGCATTATTTTTAGTAACTTCTACTATTTTAGAAACAGTAGGATTATCTAATGTTCTCTCGTCTATTTTATTATATTCAATAGAGTCTACTCCTTTAGACTTAGCAGCTCCACCTGGTGTAAAGAAACTACCTCTATAATTTACTAGAGTATATTTATTAAAAGTAGAATATGCATGTACACCATCCGTTATTTTTTCTTTAGTGTCTTTTCCATCCTTTCCTCTTTTATAATATATTACTGAGTCAGCCTCTTGTGTATAATATTGTGATTTTCCACCAGGAGCAACGTTACTTAAAGGCTCACCCACTAAAAGAGCTCTACTTCTTGTGTTAGGGTTATCAAACGTTCCGAGCAGTGTATTCTGAGGATCTACATTCGCAGAACGAGCACCCTTTCCGTCTGGGCTTGACAAATTAAAGAAGTTATCTACTTTATCTCCAAATCCTGAAACTGATGATTTTAAACTGGAAGCGGCTCCCGCTGATACTAATCCAAATAATGGCATATTGTAATATTATGTTTTTACTAGGTTTTATATATTCACAATTCTATGTCATCCAGATCGTCTGACTGTGGTCTATATAAAAGCTTATCATAATATTTATCCGTCTTTGGTTCTCTATCTCCTAAAAACTTCTTGAGATGGGCAGCATATACTCCCCTGGATTGATAATAATATTTGCCAGAAGAATATACACTTCTGCTTGAGAGTTCAAATATATCTTTAAAATTCTTTTCGATTAAGAAATCTTGTATATTATTAAATAGATCTATTACCTCTGTCTTGGTTTTAACACACATTACAGAATCAACTGAGATCATATAAGATTCCCATTTAGAATCTATTTGATTCTGAAAATCTTTCATAGATTTATAGTTCTTTCTAGTAAGACCGAATGTTGTAGTTCTATTATTAAAGTCTTTTGAAAACTTCATACCGAAGAGATATCTTTTTAAGAAATCTATGTTGTCATGAAACTTAGTAATTCTTATTTGATACCTTGGCATATCCTCGTCGAACTTAACGTCATGAATTATTCCATAAACGGGAAATACAATGTGAGAATGTCTAGTGTTGGATATAAGGGCATGTATTCTTTCACCCTTTGAAAATAACTTATGCCTTATCATTATAGATCGATTATCTTGACGCTTTCGAATCTTTTAAGAACGCCTTTAGGATAATCATCTCTGTTAATGACTGTTAAGTTTAGTGATGCATCAGGTTCTATTGTTTCTTTTAAAAATAATTTAAAGTTGTCAATAGTTTCTGCATCTAAATTTTTAAATAAGTAAATGATTTTTTCTAAGTCGGCATTCTTATTTAGAACATTAATGAAAGAATCTCTTATTGCAAGACCAATTACAGAGCGATGTGGTTCAGTGTCATAGGGATCTGATTTAACTAGCTTATTTCTAATGCTATAGAAATCTATAACCGTTTCTCCTGGGTTGTTTCTACAGAATTTATTAAATTCCTTTCTACTATTACACCATACACATTCTATTGTAATTTCAGTCGTTGTTGTCATCTTATCAATTTCTCCAATTCTTTAATTTTAGTTTGTAAAGTTTGGATTTTATGTTTTGTTTCGATGGTAGAGGGACTGTAATTAGTTCCCCATTCAGTGACCACCTTTATTTGATTAGATTGTTTTGAATTACCAAAATCTAATCCGACATCGATACAGATATCTCTGATAAAATTTAATCTATCATCGATACCTTTATCAAAATCATAGACAATAACTGACTCGTATTTCTCACCAGCCGCATTGATGTTATCATCTGTTACGGTTTTAATTACACCGTTATCTGCTATCTTAAGAGTTATCTCCTGCATTTAGTCTTTCTTCTAGGGATTGTTGAACTTTCTTGTATATTTTCCTAGCCGCTTTTCTATCAGCTCTATAAGTTTCTTTATCTTTGATTGTAGTCATTGCGAAGGCTTCTTCTAATAAATCAATCTCTTCTTTATTATAACCCACCTTAGTCCATGTTTCCTTTAATGAATTAAGCTTTGAACCTAACTGCTCTTCAATTTGGTCATTGACTTTTTTCTCATGAGCCTCTTGGAATTGTTTTCCTTCCTCCTGTTTCATGGCGTACCACGCTATTCCTTTTTCAGAGAATCTTCCCCATTCGTTTTTAGCTTTTAATAACCCAGCTCTTTTATAGGTGTCTCTTCTGTATTTTCTTGCTTGACTCATAGTTTATAATAATTAGTTACAAATTCAGTTATTTGTTCGTTTAAAAATTCTTGTAGGTTATTTATCTCTATTTGAGAAACAGCTGATTTAGAGATCTCTTCTAAGATTTGTTCTTTTTCTTCTTCAGAGTTTTCAACTAGCATGTTAAATATTTCTTTCTTAGGAAGATTAATTCCTACGCTTAATTGAAATGATTCGACATTCTTAGCAGATAAAGTTTTAATTAATTGACCAAGGGGAGAAGTATTTTCTTTAACTTCTACCTTTTTTTCAATTTCTTTAACGGGAGCTTTTTTAGGCGTAGGTGTAGTTCCTACAAGCTCGACTCCAGGAAATGGTAATCCTTCAGTAGTTATTAGTTCTAAAAACTCAGGTAATACTTTGTTGAATATTTTAGATCCATCTTTAAAGTAAGTAAATTCAGAATCTTTAGATTCTACCTCAACCACTTTACCAAAATTATCTCCCTTTTTCCACTGATATTTTACAATATCTTTTTCTTCAGTTGTTTGCATGATTTAACCTATTTTATTATTATACACCTAAACTTAGAAAAGTTTAAGCTGTGGTATAATATAGAAGGTATTAGATTCTCCTTCTTGATAGAACTTTATAAAGTCGTTTATAAAGGCATGGGATGTAGATGGTCCTATCATTGCCTCTGTCTTTTTAATATACCTTCTAAAAAACTCATGGCTTCCATGTTCTTTTAAATAGTCTTCTAGGCGGTTTACTTCTGGTAAGTTTATTTTATTAATGCTCATTCCATACGATTACTTGTTCAACAATAATTCCTGCCTTTTTTAATAAAGAAATACCTGACAGATCTCTATATCCTTCACAGTAGAATACTTTTTCTACACCAGCTTGTATAATTAACTTAGCGCATTCAAAGCATGGAGAAGTAGTAGTATATAGGATCGATCCTTTCGAAGTAAGTGTAGATTTTGAAATCTTCATTAGTGCATTTGATTCTGCATGTAAGACTTCTTGTTTAGTAACTTGTTTAGAACAACAAGTATCTTCACATTCATATCCTTTTTCTATTAAAATTTCTTTGTGATCAGGATTATCTATATTTCTAGTTTGAGTTTCTTCACATTGATTATCAAAACCATGTGGAGTTCCATTATATCCAAATGAAACAATCTGCTCGTCTTTAACTACTATACAGCCGACTTTCCTTCTCTCAGCATAACTAAGTTTAGAAATTTGATATGCTATTTGCATGTATATTACGTCTACTGAAATTCTTGGCATATTACTTTATAAATAAAAAGGGTCCATGTATTATACATGAACCCTTTAAAAAGTTTATATTGTTAATTTTAATATTAAGCTTCTGGAGTTTCCTCACCAACAGCTGAATCAGATTCTTTCATCTCATTCACTTTCTTAGAATATGCTTCGATCATTTCATTACATGCAGCTTCATAAGCTTCAACTGAATAATCTTCTTTCATTTCTTTAAGGCATTGAGCAGCCATTCCGCCAACTAATGCAGCATTTTCTTTCATATAAGTTTCAACAGTATGCTCATCATGTGCATCGTCTTCCCATGCTTTAGCTTCATTTTTACAAGATTCGTAAACCTCTTTTAACATATCAGAAACTAGTGCTGTTTCTTCCTCTTCTTCAGCAACCTCTTCAGTTTCTTCTTCAGCAACTTCTTTAGTTTCTTCTTCAGCAACAACTTCTTCAGTTTCTTCTTCAGCAACTTCTTCAGTTTCTTCAGCTTCAGAAATTTCTTCATTTCCAGCAGCATCAACAGTGTCTTCTAATTCAGCTTCTAATTCGTCTGATTTGTCTTCAGGAGTTTCACAGTCATTATCAACTACTTCAGTTTCATCTTTTAAATCTTCAGCAGGTAAACCAGCTTCTTCACCAGATTCAGTTACTGCTTCGATGTTTTCAACTATTTCATCTTCGATTACTTCTTCAGATTCTTTAATACCTAAGAAATCGGCAGCAGCTGCCTTTAATTCGTCATAAGTATATTTGCCTGCTAGAGCGTCATCAAGAATTGTTCCTCCTTTTTTACCAATCGCGTATAATGATACGTGATCAAATCCTAACCAAGGTCCAACGAATTCGTCTGATGCTTTTAAACCTAAATCAACGGATAGTGTCCATGATAAAGATCTTCTTCCTAGGAATTGGTCATTGTAACCTAATTTTCCAGCTTTAATATAACCGGATGCGTTTACTGCTTCTTCTATAGCATCACCGTTTCCTTGAACTTCTTCCGCTTTTTCTTCAGATTGTTCAACTGGCTCAGCTGTTGCAACTACGTCTTGTTGCACCTCCTCAGTTCTATCCATCTCAGATAAAAACTGTTCAAATGATTTTAATTTTGCCATAATTTTTTATTTTATTTGTTTTATTGTATTAATTACTATCTATATATCCCTTTTTATAGGGTTTTAATCTTATTTTGTTTCATCCAGGCTTCTAGCTCTTTAACTGCTCTATCGAATACCCTGTTTCTATCAATTTTTAATTCAAATGAATTAAAGTAATTTTTCATCATATAATACGCAGGTTCTACGCTTTCATCATTCGCTGCTAGATCTTCTACGTGTTTAGAAACTTCATACGCATAATATGCAGATTTTTCAGCCATAGGGTTTGTCATTGCTTGATAGAATTGTCCACCATAGAATTTACCTACTATGTCTCCGAATTTTTCTTTCATTTCTATCCATGAAATTCCTTCTAATCCAATCCATAATTTGGCTTGAACAGATTTCGTATCTTTTCTAATAAAACCGGCCTTAGCCATTTCTTTAGATATATCTTTAATTTTCTTAGGAATTGGTAATTTACCAAACTCTTTTTCCCATGTAGAAATTTCTTTGTCGTTTACAAAGGATTCAAATAGCTTTATGTGTTTCATTTTTTAGTTATTTGTATTTTCAAAGAAGAAGTACCCTGTATAATTCTATGATACTCTCCTGCATTTACTTCTATATATCCTTTTAATTCTATAGGGAGCTTATTATCATATTGGAACTTCCAATCATTTTCGTTTAAAGCTTCGATAACCCTGTCCTCCTCGTCGAAGTGCCATTTAAAAAGATGTTCAGGTTGGTTTGGTAAGAATTCTCTAATGATTATATTTTTTGAAACAGTCGTCTCCGTAAAGGGTAATGTTTTATCATCGACCATGGATATCATTTCTTCCATGGACATTTCTCCACAACCGCAACTTTTACATTTACAATCTTTATCTACCATGGTTGATCACTTTTTATACCAAGCTGTTTTCCAAAAAGAGTAGGTCCGTAACATGCCCAAAATCCCGCCTTAGTCGGATCCATCTTAGCCATTTTATCACAACCGTGTCTAGCCCAAAAGTTAGCTGCTCTTCCCGGGTCGTCGTTCTTAATAGTAGATGAAGGATCTCCCCATTCTAATTTCTTAGCAATGATGTTTCCTTCTTTATCAGTTCTTCCACTATTTCTGTAAACTATGAATTTCTTATTTCCACCCCTTGTTGGTGAATCTAATTTTACATTCTTTTGATTTCCTCCTCTAGGTTTATAGACTGCTTTAGTTCCTACTTCTAGATTTTTAGCCATCCATCCTGAAGGACCCTTTAAGATAATATTGTTTTTATCCCAATATTGCTTTACTTCTTCAAATAATTCAATATATGCATCGCTTCCTAAACGAAAGAATGAATTAGTAAGATCTAATCCTTCTTCAATGTGAGCTTTTAATTCGGGGGAAACTTCGTTCCAATCTTCAAATGTCTTTATAAACTTCATAACTTATATATCTATGATAGAACGAGCTCCTTTAAAAACTCCTGCTTGTATCGCTGTAGGGCAAGTTCTTTCGCCTTTGCTTCGAGTTCGATATCTAGATCCATACCATACGTTTCAATGTGATCATATACATAATCAGCATGTGCACGTTTATTGCCTTGTGTAGCATCTTCGTGTATTTGTTTACATGAAGAATAGTGGCATAGTTGGCGAATTCCTTTAGGCCATGATTTAGCTGCAAGTTCTAGAGCTTCTTTTTCTGGCATTGAATCTTCGTAGCACCAGTGATGATGATAGTCAAATGTGATTGGAGTTTTACCCGTTAATAGATGTATGTCATATAAATCCTGTACCGAATACTGTGCTGTTTTGTCATCGTTTTCGATAACTAGACGATTCGCTGCACCTGGAGTAAGTCGCTTGAAATTTTCAGCAAATCTTTTCTTAGTAGCTTCTTTATCGTCGTAGGTTCCGCCGATGTGAATATTGATAGCAGCATAAGGAGTTTGTGGTAAATCTAGCATATCCATTATTTCGCCGTGTTGACGTAAATCTTTAAGGGCTTTGATAACTACCTTTTCATTCGGAGAAGCAAGAACATTGAAAGGACCTGGATGGAATGTCAATCTTTGGCCATATTGTTTAGCAAGTTTACCTGCACCTTTCATTAGATTACACACTTTGTCATAATCAGGAAGTTCAGATAATTCGTATTCCGACATCCATGGAAATAGATTACTTGACATACGATACATTGTTATGTCGTTCTTGTAATTCCACTTGATAATTTCTATCATGTCCTTGATATTTAACACTGCAAGTTCTGATGCGTATTTAATACCTTTTTCCATGAAGGTTCTTTTAATCATTTTTCTACCAACATATATGTTCGATTCTTTTTTAAGAGTCATGTTGATACAACAATATCCGTAGTCTGCTGCCATATATTTTATATTAAGAGTTTGTATTAAGTTTCTTTTTTACTTCTTTGACCGTTCGTTCGGCCATGCATGCTTCTTCTAACGTAAATACATCGAAATCCATAAAAAGTAATCGGTCTTCAGTCTGAACAAACAGATTGTCACCAATTACTTCATATCCATTTTGTCTGTATACTACACTGTCTTCTATTCGTACGACATGAGTCGTGCCTTCGATTCTAGCAATGCGTTCATACATTGAAATCATTAGTCCCATTGCTTTTCAAATTCGTACCAATGATCTGTTTCTGCACAACACTTGAGTCCGTCGACAATAAGCATATCAATTTCAGAAGCGGAGAGAGTGTCGAACCATGCGCTAATGATACCTTCTAAAAGAGGAAGAGTTTCCTCAGATGTCATTGAATTGCGACCCATGTTAGAATAAATGTATTCTTCCTGTGCTTGTCTAACAATTGCTCCACCAATTCTAATTGCTACATCACCGTTATCGTTAAATCGCCTTCCTGAAAAGTATTCGCCATCTCCGAACTTTTCGAAAATATCCTTTTCTGGATGTCTCATTTTAAAGATTCCAATTTGAGTAGTGAGATGTGGGATAATAGATTTTGCAGGTTCATACCAACTAATTCCGTTTGCTTTGATTGATTCTAAGTTCATGTGTTTGTTTTAATTATTAATTACTATACTAATATAAGCAAAATACTTGAGATAAAAAAACATTTTACTGTTTATTTTTAATCTTCTTTATTTTTATGCTTATTCTTTCTTCGATACTTTTTCTTGTTTCTCACAGGAGTAGGCATACGAAGGGCATCAAGCCACTCTTGTAATGTTAAATTTACTTCTTTTAATTTCTTACCCTTGTTTTCCATTACCTTTCTAAGATTACAAAATCTCCAAACGCTTCGTCAAATACCTTAATAAGATTTTCATAGTCTCCTCCTGTCATTTGAGAATAAAGAGTTTCCCAATCCTTTCCAAGATCTTTTGAAAAACTTTTTGCGTAGGCTAATAGCATGAAGGCATTTCCTTCAGGACCCGTTAAGTCGATTATTACAGGATTTGATTGATGTTTGTGAAGTTTTTTTCTGATCATTATTATTGCTTGATTGATTACTATACTAATATAAGCAAAAAATCTGAGATAAAAAAACTTTTAGCTGTTTATTTTCAAAAAACTTTTGGTTATAACCAGAAGTTATTACAAAAACTTATGGTACAGTTTACCTAAAGGATATTCGTTATCTTCTGACTCCATCTTTTCAGGATGCCATTGAACTGCCCATATCTTTTTATCTAAGTCTTCGAATCCTTCAACTACAGAATATAATGGATATGAAAGATGTGTAGCTTTGAAGTTTTTAGCTAGTATATTACAGTGTTGATGATGCCTAGAATTAACACTAGTTAATGTTCCATTTAAATCTTCAACCGTATGGAATTGAGATGGCTTCCCGCTATGATCAACGTCTTCTGAAAAGTCAGCTGCTTTATGATCTTCTACTATTGCATCAGATAAATCTTCTACCGTTCCTCCAAAATAATGATTTAGGATTTGCATTCCTCTACATATTCCTAATATTCTATTATTAGAATCCAGGGCCTGTTTAATCCATACGAATTCTTTAGCGTCCCTTTCTTCGTCTTTTCCAATGTCTGCTCCTCCACATAATAGTAAAGGGCCTTTGACCTTGCGTCTAAGATCTAGCCATATTATTTCATGGTTGTAATGTGAAAGCCAGAGTCGAATTGCCTCTTTTTCCTTTATTCCCCTTGGAGGTGCTACGTAAATAGTCATAATAAAAACCCAATGAATTTGGGTTATTTTTAAAAAGCTAGGATTTGAAAAGGTTGTTTACCTGATCAACGATATCTTTTCCTTTATAAGATGCCTTAAAATGTTTAAGCAATTCTTTCTTAGCTTTCTTTTTATCAGAAGATGATAAATTGTCAAATCTGTCTATAATAGAAGAATTGTTATCTTTTGCGGCTCTATATTGTCCACCATCATCGATGTATTGTGCATATAGATCGTATGATTTAAAGTATTTTAAGAATAATTCTAGATCAGATAAGATTTCTTTTTCTAGTTGATTCTTTAATTTTCTATAGATGGTTTTCTTTTTGTTATAGTAATATTCCCATCCATCATTTTCTTGCATTCTCCATCCACTTACTTTATACATGTGGATTGTATCTTTAGAAGATAATTTGATTTCAAATTTAATACCCTTGTCAGTTGAAAGATCTTCAATGCTTTTAAGCATATCTTCCTTAGGTAATAATCTCGCCATAATCCATTCAACTTCCTGTTTCATTTCTTCAGGAGAACCCCAGTTCTTTTTGAAATCGTTATATGCGTAATACTTTTCGAATGTCATTAGATGTTTCATACTCTATATATCTATCCTACGAATCCAGGATCTCCAGCTCTTCTATCCCATCCGATATGTTTGACATATCCATCATTATCGTCCACTGATAAACTAACAACTATAAAACCCTGATCTCTATACCAGTGATCTACGAGATGTTCTCTAACCATTCCCGTGTACCCGTTATTTAATAGTCTATAGTCGCTCATTCTTTTTAAGCCTGGATTCCAGCTAAATCCCATATAATCCCTGACTATCATGGGAGTACCGTCCTCGTTCATGTCTCCTGTTGAAAAACTAGCAGGAAGAACAGCTCTAACTTTCATTCCGTTTAATTCAAATACTCTTTCAGATATTTTATTTAAAATCCTATCGTTCTTTGGGCGTATCCACGCTTGTAATATTTTTTCACTAGCAGAGAGAA